GGGTGGTACTTCCCGTGGTAGCGCAGCAGGTTGAGGACCATCGGCCACTTGGCGCGGTGGACGTTCTCGGGCGTGTAGCCGCACTGGTAGATCAAAAACGCGACCAGCTCGCGCCCCTTCAGCGGCTCTCCGCTGCCGCCGCCTCCCCCGTCGCGTTTCCCGAGTCGCCCTCGGCACTCTGTTCAGCGTCCTCACCGGTGGCCGCGCCGGGCCTTTCGTCGGGAATCATTCGGCTGGCCTTGAGGATGGCAACGAGGAAGGAGACGATCTCTGCGGTTTGAAGGTCTGCCAGCGTCACCGTCCTGCCGAAGTCGTGGAAATCGAGCCGGTAGCGGCACTTGCGCTTCTCATCGTCGGTGAGGCCGGGGTCGCCCTTGCGGACCACCGCCCACAGCAGGGCGTGCATGTGCCGGGCCTTGAACGGCTTGATCTGATGCACTTCGATGCCGAGTACGTCCTCGATGTCACCGGCGTCGGTGATGTCGATCACCAGTTCGTCCGAATAGGTGACCCCTCTGAAGGTCGCGGTGCGGCCGGGATTACCCAGCGCCTGGGAGATGCTCACGTTCTGGTTTCCTTATTCTGCTGCTTGCCGGGCTACTGCTGGACGCGCAGGCGGGCCGCCGGGCCGGTCATGTCCGACAGGTACACGGCCGCCTTGAAGTCTCCGAGGGTGAAGGCGTTCGTGTTGAACGACCACGAGAAGCCGGGCGCGTAGCACTCATACGCCACGAACCGGACCTCCTTCGCTCCCGACTCTTCCGTGGTGCGGCCCTCCAGGTCCAGGGTGAAGCAGGGCGGCGTCGCGGTCTGCCCGATGGTGAGAGTCACCTCCGCGCCGCCCTCGCCGGTCACGTCGGCGCCGGTGAGCGTCTCCAGGGCGCGCTCGTAGAAGCGGGCGAACTGCGCCGAGAACTCGATGGAGCCGGAGTGGAAGGCATTGGCGACCGGGTACTGGTTCACCCACGTCGGCCCGCGCAGCGTCGCCTCCTCGAACATCGGGCTGATGCCGACCTGCTGAAGCTCGGCGAACGGCGTCTTGCGTCCCACGATCTCTAAGCCCCCGATGGTGGCTCCGACAGCGCTGCCGCTCGGCACGATGTAGACGTAGCGCGCGGTCACGGGCGAGGCAGCGCCCGCCGCAGGCTCGAACTGGAGACCGGCTCCGGCGAGCGGCGCGACGGGCGCGGCGGGGACGCCCAGCAGTTCCGTCGCGCCGGAGAAGTCGCCGGCGGGGGCGGCGGTCAGTTTCGCGTACACCCTGACGATGCCGCCGGGAACCGTCACATTGCGCAGCCGCACGGCGCCGATCTCCTGCGCGCTGCCCAGGTCGCACACCAGATAGCGGTAGTTGTCGGCATCGGTCTGGGGCAGGTCGGCGGTGGTGGCGGAAGAGGCGTCCGTGAGGTTGGCCAGCGGAGAAGCGGAAGCGGCGGGAGCGCCCACGACGACGCGGGAGAGCGTCGGCGCGGTCAAGCGCCGGTACGCGGAAAGAATGCCGGTGGAAAAGAGGAACATGGGCGGTGCCTTGGGTCCTATGGAGGGGCTGCCGGGGCAGGTGCCCTCGGTGACTTCAAAAGAAACGCTGTGGCCGCCGGAGAGGGCCACGTAGCCGGTGCCGACGGGGGCGCGCAGCGGGCAGGGCGCGGTGACGGTCAGGGTGCCCGCCCCGCCCAGGCCGGGGGCGACGACGCCCCAGCCGTTGAGGCCGAACCTGTCATGGCGGTCGCCCTGGTCGATGACCATGCCGTTCCTGCGGACCTCCCACAGCGCGCCGGTGATCGGCGGGATGGGCGCGTCATCGTCCGAAAAGGTGCGGGTCGCGCACTGGGGCAGCTCGTTGCCCGCGCCCCCGCCGCCGGTGACCTCGAAGGTAGCGGACACCCAGCCGCCGCCCGTGCTGCCCCGCACCTCGTAGTCCGTGCCGGGAGTGGCGGCCACGCCGAGGTCGGTGACGGTGAATACAACACCGTTGTAGCTGACCTGCCACTGGCCGTTCGTCCCGCCGGAGCCGTAGCTGAGTCCGGTGCTGTTGCGGTCCAGCAGGATGTTGTTTTTGTAAATGCCCCAGACGAAGCCGATGCCGGAACCGGCGTTGGTTCCGTCCGGGGTCATGGCGGCCGTGCCGCCCGGTGCTATCTCGTTCGGCACGGCCGCTGCCTACCTTCTGCCTTACTGCTGCTTCTTGAGCTTGACTCCGACGAAGTTGTCCGGGTCGGGCCGGAACTTGACCTCGACCGGGAAGGCGGCGTGCTTGTCACGGCCCATGTCCAGGTTGAGTTTCTGCCCGAAGCAGCGCGGCAGCTGGATCTCGTAGATCTTCTTGTCCGTCCCCTCGCCGATGAACACGAGCTGCATCGGCTGGGGAACACTGGTCGCGCCGAACGTGTACTCGTCGTAGCCGGCGACGACGGCGTGCGCGGCGCCCGTCAGGTAGGGGATCAGGGGGTGCTCGAAGACCATCGTCTCGAAGCTCATCGAGATCTCGTCGTCGTAGCGCACGCTGTCGAGCGGGAACTGGCTCAGGTGGGCCGCGCCGCGGACCAGCGCCTCCTGGAACTCGGAGTTGAACTTGACGTTCTGGACGGCGGCCACGTTGTTGGCGTCGGTGAGGACCGCGCCGACGGCGCCGTACCGGATCTTGCCGGTGCCAAAGATGTACATGAAGGGGGCCTACTTTCGGAGGGATATGGGAGAGGGACGAGGGGCGGCGTTAAACGCCGTAGTGGATGCGCAGTCGGGTGCGAAGGAGAATGAACCAGCCGCCGCGCTTGGGGTCCGGCAGCGGGCCGTTGCGGACGAGCACCTCGGCCTGGTGGACGCGCCCCGCCCCGCCGGGCAGCACGAAGGATTGGCCGTCGAGCAGCTCTTCTATCCGGTCGGCGATCTGCTCGACCTCGGCGCTCGCCGACTTGCGCGACCAGGCGTCCAGCTCGACTATCTCATCTACGATGGGCGACTGTCCGCCACCCTCCGCCTGCGTCGGGCGAAAGCGCGGGTCCCGATTCGTGTCGGGGAAGCGGACCGTCACGCTGGGGTAGGCGTCAGCAGCCTTCTGACTCGGCTGCCCCTGCTGGTTGCGCGCGCCCTCCCAGATCGCCGGGGAGATGCCGTCGGCGGGGTCTTTGGCGAGGAGAGCCTTCAGGGTGGCGTCCCCCTTCAGGAGGGTCGCCAGTGCGGTCTTGGTGGCCAAGCTCATTCGGACGCGCCTCTTTTTTCGCGGGCGGCCTGCTTCGCCCCCTCGTACTGCCGGGGCAGGGAAACGGGCTGCGTCAGGGCGGAGTCACCGGGCGCGACGGACGCCCCCGTGCCGGACAGGTGGCGCTCCAGGATGGCCATGATATCTTTCTCGTGCTTCTCGATCACGGGCAGCAGGAAGGCATACTTGCCGCCGTGCGCCAGTTCCACGAACACGGCATACTCCATCGAGGCGGACAACACGCCCTTGATCAGGGTCGGGGTGACCTCGGCGACGTAGCCGCGGATGGAACCGGTGAGGTTGCCCGTGTCATCCTGGTACGGGTGGTCGGTCTTGGCGGCCGTTTCCAGCAGCGCGGTGATCTCCACCATCGCCGCGCTGCAGCCGGTGATGACCGCCGCCAGGTGGCTGTCCAGGCGCGCCAGAATCTGATTCAGTCCGGTCCCGTTGCTGCTGGGCACGCGTGTAGGTTCCTTAAATGGAGGGGAAGGGCGGCGGGGTGTTCCGGTCGTCGGCGGAGGGGGTCGCGCCGGAGCGGATGTCGCACTGGAGGGAGCGGCCGTGCGGGCGCAGGTGCAGAACGGTCACCCGCTCCTCCCGCTGCCGGGTGTGCGTGCAGGGAGGAATCACCAGGGTGTCCCCCTCTTCTACCGGCACGAGCGGGTCGCGGAAGGATACCACCCGGTCATCGTCGAGGGTGGCCGGGCCGGGGCCGCGCTCGTCGGTCTCCACGCGGCGGTAGTCCGGGCGGCGGCGGTACACGCTCGCCTCGAACGGGGAGCCGGGCTTCGGTACCTCCTGGTCCGTATATCCGAGCGCGCCGTCGGGAATCTGTTTCAGACGAAGGACGGCGACCTTCACGATCTCGCGGGGCATGACTCCCCTACCTCCATCGGCTGGCGCGAACGGGGTCGCCGGCGTACGCGCGGTCGGACGGGTCCGGGCCGCACGACGGCGCCGGGACAGTGGATGTCGTTTCCAACTGCCCGGCCTCCACCACGGACGATGACAGCCCGTCGCGGACCTTTTGGATCTCGGCCTCGACCGCTTCGCGCATCTGGTTCAGGTGCTTGCTGCGGTCGCTGTCGTTGGTCTGCTCGTCGCCCTCTTTGAAGGTCACCTCCCCCCACGCCCCGCCCAGCAGCACGTCGATCAGTTCGCGCTTGACGATCAGGCGCAGCAGGCGACCGTCCCCCAGCGCCTCGGACTCGGACTCGGTGACGAGGTCGGGGATGAGGTTCTGGAGGGTGGCGTCGTCCGCGCGGCCGATCTGGTGCAGGAGGATCTTCTGCTGGGTGTTGCTGAGCGTGAGGGGCACGGGGGGACCTTAGTTGCTGGCAGGGGCCGGAGCGACGTCGGAAGCCTTCGGCGCCTCGGCCGGAGCGGGCGCGGCGGCGGCGGGCGCCTTCTTCGACGCCGCTGCCTTGAGGCTCTGGACTTCCGCGGTCAGGCGGGCGATCTCGCCCGCGCTGGCGTCGTTGGCCGCGCGCAGGGATCCGATCTGGTCGGCCTGCTCCGCGATCACGGCGTCGCGCTCCGCTACCACGACGCTCAGCGTGTCGTAGAGGGGGGCGATGGCCGCCTCGATGGCGGCCTGGACCGGCGCCGCGTCGAGGGTGACGGTCATGCTCTTGAGCGCCTCGTCCAGATCGCGGCGGGTCACGCCGTGGGACGGGGCGCGCAGCACACCCGCGCGGGTCGCCGCATCCTGGGCCGTGTCGGCCGTGTTCCGGGCCGCCTCAATGGCGAAGTCGAGTTCCGCCTCGGTGGAGGCGCTGCGGCCCGCGACGTAGACCGTCTTGCCTGCCGCGACCTGTTCGCGGAATCCTTCGATCTCGCGTTCGGTAAGGTTCTTGTTCATAGGGTTCTCCCGCGCTTGCGTGTCCAACGCGGCTGATGGGGTTGGTAGGGCTGGTGGTAACTGGCGGTGGATGGCCTGCGGCCATGATCTTTTCGCGTTCCCTCGCGGTACTGACGTTTCCGGCTCTGAGGCCCTTCCGCGTTCGCGCGCGGAATGCAGGCTGCCCGGCACCCTCTTGCGAGGTCTCCACCTATGGGCGGTACTCGGCGAATTTTGTAGGCACACCCCCTCCCCTATCCACTTTGGGTAGGGAGGGGGGCACTCCGGCGGCGGCGACGCGCGCGCTTAGTTGCTGGTGGTCAGCTTGATCAGCGCGCCCGGGCGGGTGCAGATCGACAGCGGGTTGGCCTGCGTCTCGAACGGCAGGTACTTGTTGTAGCCGCTCGGGTCCTGTCCCATCTTGGCGTAGCGCGGCATCCCCGGCGTGTTCACCGTCTCCATGTAGTTGGCCGGGGCGAAGAAGGTCTTGAACAGCTCCGGGACGCCCACGGGGTAGGCGTGCGCCTCGTTGTCGGCCACGAACGACACACCGCCCACTTTGCCCCGGTACTGGACGTAGGTGATGCCGCCGTGCTCGAAGCCGATGTAGCGCAGGTCGTCGCGGTTCGGGTTGGTCGCCTGGTTCACCGCCTCGAAGTGCAGGTAGGCGTCCCGCACCGTCGGCTGCGTGATGAGCCGGTCGAAGAACGTCTTGCCGCAGATCGCCACCACCTTGGTGTAAACGGCGTCCTCCAGCGCGTCCTCGATCTTGTTCTTCACCTCGTTGCTCTTGCCGATGATGACCGTGCCGGCCGTGCCCAGCACGTAGTCCGTGGTCTGCTGCGCGACGTTGAACTCGGTGTACAGGTTGTAAAGCACGGTGGAGCCGTCGGCGTCATAGATGATGCCCTTGACGGAGCCGGCGCGGCCGTACTCGACGGTGGCGTCGAGGCTGGCAAGGTCCCCCTTCATCTTGGTGTCGATCTTCGACTGCGCGACCTCCAGTTCGCCCTGGCCCGGCAGCGGGCGGACGTTCTGGATCTCCTCGGCGGTCACGACCGATTCCAGCGGCAGGTGCGGCACGGAGAAGTACCGCAGCGAACGGGTGTCGCGCGTGCGGCGGTTGGCCGCGGCGGAGCGCGGGGTGTTGGGGACCAGGACGAGCTTGCCCTTGTTGTTCTCGACGGCGACGACCGTGGTGGACACGCTCTCCTCGTCGTGGATGCCCTGGCGGCCGATCTGGCCCGGCACATAGGGGAACTCGTTGATGCGCGTGGTGAGCGACATCATGGAGAAGGCGTCGTTCTTGAAAATGTCCAGCGTCAGCATGGCTGTGGGGTCCTTGGATGTCTGTGAGGTCTGAGGGGAGTAGAGGGGCGCCGCTGAGGCATGTCATTGCTGCATCGCGGCAACGCAGCAAAAGGGTCTGAGGTTTCATCCCCCGCCGACGGGACCCGGGCCATATGTCGGCGGAGGAGGGTGGAGGGGTGTGACGGCAGTCGCCGGGGAGGATTACAGGGTCTACAGGGTCGGGCGGACGACGATGCCGAGCAGCTTGAGGGCCGCGATGGCGGCGGTGATCTGGCCGGCGTTGGCGGCCCCCCAGTTGAGTTCGCCCTGGTTCAGGACGACCGTGCGCGCCCAGACGGCCGCCTTGGTGTCGCCCGCAGTGGCGTCCACGCCGTCGATCAGGACGCGCGCGGCGTTCTCGGAGCCGTCGGACGCGCCCGGCGCGAGCGGGACGTACTTGCCCGACGCGGTGATCTTGCCGAGCACCGTGTTCGGCTTGACCTTGCCGGCGGCCTGCGCGATGGTCTCGGTGTCGCGGCAGAAGGAGGGGTGCGCCTCGAATTCGAGGGCCTCGCCCGTGTAGTACGGGGCGGCGTCTGTGAGAGTGGGCATGGGTTTCTAACCTTTCCCGCCGGCGGCGGTCTGCGCGCGGCGGTTCGCGAGGATCTTCTGCGGGTCCGGGGCGGCGGACACGCCGTTGGTCTTGGCCGTGTCCCGGCCGGTGTTGTTGAACAGGACCTTGCCGCCCTCGCCGAGCACCTCGGTGGTGAAGTCCTTGGTGACGGCGGGGCGGGCCTTCTGGCGGGCGACGAGCTGGTCGACGCGCCCGCCGGTCTGGGCGCTGCCGTCCGCGCCCGAGAAGTTGACGGTGACCGGGTGCGCGGCGTCGTCGAGGGACGCCTGCGTGTACTCGGCGACCAGGTGACCGCGCTCGGCCGGGGTGCAGCGGCCCTCCAGCACTTCGCGGTCGGCGAACAGCTCCGCCTTCTCGACGGCCAGTGCGCGCCGTTCGCGGGCGATCTCCGCATCCGCTCCGGCAGGGGCGGCAGCGGCGGCAGGCGCAGCAGCGGCGGGTTCCTTTTCCGCGCCGCCGCCGGAGAACTCGGCCAGAACCGCCTTGAGGCGGTCCATCAGGGACAGTTTTGCCACGGGGGGCGTCTCCTTCTGGGTTTCGGTACCGGCGACCTCCGTGGAGTCGGTGGTGTCCGTGGCGGCGGGCGCCGCCTCCTCCGTCCCGGCCGGGGCAGGCTCCGCAGCAGCAGCGCCGCCGCCGTCGGCGTCGATAGCCATGAGCGCGGCGTCGGTGACGCGCGGGTTGGTGCAGAGCGCGAAGCCGTCGGCCAGCTTGTCGGCGCGCTTCCATTCCATGCTGATGCCCTTCTCCTGGTCGGAGATCAGGGCGTCCAAGGCGAGGGGCACGCGCACGACGCCGCGCAGCAGGCTGCCGCCGCCCTCGGTCCACGCCCTGTCGATGAACGCGGCCCGGCCTCTGAGGAAGTTGGTGTGCTGCACGTTCCCGCCCACCGGTTCCGGCGCGCTGTTGATGAAGCCGGCGGCCGTTTCCAGCTCCTCGGCCGACATGCTGAACTTCTTGTCCGGGTAGTCCCCGGCGCGGAACAGCAGCGAATTGGGGTAGACGGCGAACCCGTCCTTCTCGTACCGGTCCTCGCTGGTGACCGAGAAGCGTGCGCACACGGACCCGTCCTCCCCCTCCTCCAAGCTGAACCTTGCTGAGGACGCGGAAGCGGCGGTCCCCTCCCCCACCTGCTCGTAGGTCGTGACCGCGATCACCGCTTTCGGCTCTCCGAAGGTCACGACATAGTTGTCGCCGATGCCGAACGTGGCCTGGTGCAACTGCGACGCGCCCCAGCCGACGCAGCCGTCCGAATCGAGCGGGTAGCGGTCGAAGGTGAGCGTGCCCTGGGCGCGGTTCACGTCGCGCAGGAACGTCCCCTTGCCGTAGGTCGCCGTCAGCGCGGACGACAGCATTCCGGAGACCTGCATATCGGTCAGGTCCTCGACGGCGAAGGCGGCGACGGTCGCGCCGGCGGGGTCGGTGAAATTGGGCATGACGGGTTTCCTATCGAGAGCGGGCGGCCGCATTTGCTTCGGCCTGGGCGATGGTGGCGCGGGTGCGGGTGGTCCCCCACCGCGGGTCCTGCCGGGCGTGGACCGCGTCGGCGAGAGTGATGCCTCCCGCCTGGTACTTTTCGTGGAGGGTCGGGCCGAGGATCTTCTTCTGGTCCGCCTCCGGGAGGGCGGCGAACTTCTGGACGCCGGTCAGGATGACGGGGCGAACGTCGGGCTGAGTTGCCGGGTCGGTGCGCAGGTCGCGCAGGTGCGGGGCCGCGCTGCACCGGCAACTCGGGTGCGTCCCGAAGAACTTCTGGGTGAGTGGATGCACCGTACCGTGCATCGCCCAGCAGCCCGCGCAGGAGCGCCGATCGCACACGCACACCCACGTCCAGCCGTCGATGATGCCGGGGTTCTGGGCGTAGGAATCGAGCGACGCCTGCCGGTACGCGCGGTGGGTCTCGGTCCGGGCGATGGTCAGCGCCCGGGCGCGGGACACGTCGGCGACGGTCTCCAGCTCTGTCGCGATCTCGCGGGCGCTCGCCCCCCGCCCCACCCCGGCGATCAGGGTGTCCCGGACGGCGTCCGCCCGCTCTTTGGCGACATCTTCGAACAGGGTCGCGAGCGGCGAGCCGTCCCCGGCGAAGCCCACCAGGGTCTCCAGCGCCTCGACCGGCAGCCGGTTCCACACCACCCCGGCGACCGCCGCCGCTTTCACGGTGGCGGCGCCGACCGACAGGTAGGTCAGCTTCTCGGCGTGTTCGGCGGCGACGCGCACCAGGTCGCGCTGGGCCTCCGCGACGGCGGGCGCGGCGTCCCCGGCGAGCGCGCCGCCACGGATCTGGCTGAGGAGGGCGTCATAGCGTTCCTCCATAATGAGCCACGACACGCCGACCTCTTCGCCCGCGGCCCGCGCCTCATCGATGCGCTTGATCAGCGCGTCCTGCTTGGCGAGGATCCCCTTCTCGACCGCCTCCCACGCCGCTTCCACGGCCCGGACGGCGGAGGCCTCGCCTGCGCGCACGGCCTTGCGGTGGCGGGCCAGCGCCCGCTCCAGGGCGGACAGCGCGGCGCCGGCGCTATCCCCACTATCGTCGAAGACTACGGCGCGGCTTTTTTTTTACTGCCGAAGGGTGCGGTCAGGAGGCCGCGCACGGCGGCGACGAAGCGCGCCCTGCTTTTCTTCCCGTCCTCATCGTCTTCGTCCTTATCATCGGCGTCGGGGTCATCCTCGCCGTCCTCTGCATCACCCGCATCTGACGGCGCGGCGATCCCGGCTGCCAGGGCGCGGTCCACTGCCTCGTCGCTGCGGGGCGCGAGGCCCAGCTTGGCGTCCATCTGCGTCAGCTGCGTGGCGTCGATGGTGTAGCCGACGTCCGCCGCGGCCTTGGCCAGGGCGGCGAAGTCGGCCTCTTCGGCGGCGGACATCACGACCTGCGGCAGGTACGGCAGGTACGCCTCGCCGTAGTTGAGGCGCACGGCCGGGCGCAGGATGTCGCCGCGGATCACGGCGGCGACGGAGGTCTCCCCCCACTGCACCAGCAGGTCCATCACGTCCTTGGCATTGCCGGAGGCGGCGCGCGCCTGGTGCTCCCCCTCGTTGGTGGCCAGCGTCTGCCCGAGCAGCGCCTTGCTGATCTCGTTGTTATGCCAGCGCAGCTTCCCCAGGAAGTGCTCGCCCGCGCCCTCGGCGACCAGCAGCTCGGCGGTGGAGCCGTGCGGCCCGACCGCGACGCCGCCGTTCTTAAGCGTCACCAGCCCGTTCAGAAGCGAGGTCTGCGGGTGGACCAGGACCGGCTTGCCCCCCGCCCCGATGACGGGCGTGCCGTCCGGGTTGGTGAGCGGGACCGACTCCGCCTTCTCCCCCACCGTGGCGAAGATGGCGCCGCCGGCGAACTGGCAGATGTATTTGGCGAACTCGATCTCGGTCTGGCGCTTCTGCCACCAGGCGTTATAGGCCGGGCGGTACGCCGACGTGCCGCGCGGGTCGCCTTCCTTGGGGCGCCACGACAGGACCGCGAACTTGGCGCGGGGCAGGATGTTGGGCACGTAGGCCGGGTCGGACAGGATGCTGCCCTTCACCACGACCTGCGGCTGCCCGGCGATGGCCCCCAGCAGCGCGACCAGGTTGCCCTTGCTGTCCATCACGTAGGCGGTGGACTGGCGCGGCTTGACCTTCACCCGGTCCGGCATCAGGAAGGAGCCGTCCCGGCGGTACACGACCTCGGCGCAGCGGTTGCCCTGCCCGAAGGCGGACAACATGTCGTCCAGGACCGTCAGCAGCGGCGTGGACAGTTCGTCCAGCACCCGCTGGCAGAAGGCCATCACCTCGACGGCCTTGCGGTGCTCGCGCTGTTTCGCCGCGTCCTTCGGGTCGTCGGCGTGGGAGGGCAGCAGGCGCACGCCGTTGGCCAGCACCGACAGCTTGTAGGTGTTGGTCTCGCCGGCGATGTGAGCGTCGAGCGCCATGCGCTCGTAGATGTCGGAGCCGAAGTCCCGCGACACGTCATCGATGTAGTCGGGCAGCGCTTCGGCGTACTGGTACGCGGAGGAGCGGATGCCGACGTACTCGGTCGTGGGGTCGGCGACGAGACGGGCCGGGGCGCCGACCGGGGCCTGCGCCAATCCCGCGCCGTCGGCTGTGGCGCCGGGGTTGGGCAGCGGCGCGGCGGCCTCGATCACCACCTCCTCGGTCAGGAGGCGGCGGGCGTTTTCGGGCGGCAGCGGCGGACGTTCGTCAGGCATAGTATAGCGGGCCAGCGTGGTATGTCCCATTGCGGCAATTACCTAATGTGGCATCGCGGTAATGGGACAATAGGTTGTTATCGGCGTCATCGGTAGCCGAAGGTGGCGGACAGCGGCGGCGGGAGGGCGACCGAAACGGTCATGCTGGCCTCGGCCGCGGCGTCATTGGCGAGCTGGTCCAGCGCTTGGCTCGCGGCGTCCACCTGGTCGTCCTTGCCGTTGGGGAAGCTGGTGAACTCGTCGATGAAGCCGGGCACCCAGGAGGCGATCATCGGGTGCGGCAGGTAGACGTTGCCGCTCCGGAACGACGGCTGCACCGCCCAGGCGCGCTCCTCCTTGTCGCCGCGCGGCTCCACGGCGATGAGGCCGCTCACCTTGCTGTGCAGGTGGTCTAGGATGGCCGACCCGTTGGCCTTGTCCTCGATGTAGCGGGTGCGCGCCTCGGGCCAGGCGTCCACCACGGCGAGCAGGGCCTCGACCGACTTATCAAAGCCCGCGCGGTCGCGGTACTGGTGCAGCAGAAAGCGGTCCGCCTCTTTGGCGCCCCACACCTGCCCCACGACGAAGTCGGACGTCTTCTTCTGCTTGAAGGTCAGGTCCCACGACTGGACCTGCTTGTCGAAGTGGCGGGGCAGTTCGACCGGCTCGACCTCCAGGATCTCGCCGTCGGGCAGCTTGACCTTGACGGAAGGCAGCTTCTGGCCGGGGTAGCACCAGTAGCCGAAGTACCGCTCCTTGAACATCCCGCCCTCGGCGGGCTTCGGGTCCTGCTGGTGCTGCGCGGAGAAGTCCTCCGGCCCCATCTGGGTCTCCAGATCGTCCAGGACCTGCTCGGTGAACAGTTCGGGGAACAGCAGCTCGCCGCGCTCTTTGCGCGGGTCGCGGAACAGTTCGCGCTCCTGCCCGGTCGCCTTATCGACGAGGACCGTGATCGTGCGCTTTTCGGGCACGAACCGCGACATCAGGTTCAGGTGGACGTAGCCGCCGTGCTTCAGGACTTCAGCCGTCAGGTCCTCCTCATGCAGGCGCTGCATGATGATCACCTTCACGCCCGAGCGCGGGTCGTTGAGGCGCGTGGGCATCGTCCGGTTCCACCAGTCGATGGCCGCTTCGCGCTTCTTCACGCTGTGGCGGTGCCGGGCGTTGAGCGGGTCGTCGCAGACGATGGCGTCGCCGCGGTGCCCGGTTCCCCTGCCCGCGACCGTGTGGCAGAAGCGGAACCCCTGCCGGGTGTTCTTAAAGAACGTCTTGGTGTTCTGATCGTTCTTCAGGCGCCACTTGGGGGCGTACTCCGCCTGGTACCACTCCGATTGGAGGACCTCGCGGCAGCGGGTGGCGTCGCGGGTGACGAGGCTCTGGTCGTAGGAGGAGAACAGCGCCCGCCACTCGGGGCGGTGTATCCACATCCACGCCGGCCAGAGCACCCCGATCACAACCGACTTCGCGTGCCCGGGCGGGATGTTGAGGACCAGGTTCCGGATGTCGCCGTCACTGACGGCCTCCAGGTGGTCGCAGATCGCGTCCAGGTGCCAGTTCCAGATGACCGGCATCCCTGGCTCGACGACGTGCCAGCCGTCCTTGACGAACTGCCTAAGCGGCGGGGCGTCCTTCGGGGGCGTCATGGCCTGAGCCGCCGCCTTGTTGGCTTCGCTTCGCCAGTCGGTTTTCGATCTCGTCGAGGGCACGCTGCTGCTGCTCCGGGTCCTTCACCGCCGCGACGATGCCGGCCCGCATGTCCGCCACCAGCTCCCCCACGTAGTCCGCGACCTCTTCCGGCGTCGCCGCGTTGGCGCGTGACTGGAACATGCCGCCCTCGATCTTCTCGTACAGTTCGACCACCGCCGTGACCGCCTTCGGGCTGCGTCCGGTCTGCGGGTCGTCGAGGATCTTCTGTAGCTTGCGCAGGCGGTAGTTCCGGTTGGTGATGGGCAGGTACGCCTTCTGCGTCCGGTACTGTTCGCGGGCGCGGTAGAACTCGTCTTCGAGCTCCTTGGACAGGCGCTCGTCACCGTTGGTCGTTTCCGGGTTGTAGAAGCTGATCTGCTGGCTGCTGGCCTTGACCCCGTACACGTCCTTCAGGAGGGCGATGACCTCCTGATTGCTGTGGTCGGTGGCCAGGTGCTGTACCACGAACACCTTCTGTTCTGGGGTGAGGTGGGACATCCGTGGTCTTCCGGGCGCGCGGGTGCCGTTTGCGCTCCGTCGGGCGTCCGGCAAAACTACACAAAACTATTGGGGCGGCCTGACGTATGCAATGCTCCGTTGCCGCATTGCTGCATTGCCCCATTGCCGCACTACGTTAATAGGGCGAGTCATCCCGGCGCAGGGGCGCGCAGGCGGCGGCGATCTCCTCGGCGCTGAACACCGGGCGCTTGGCGGCGGCGCTCACCAGGTCCCCCACCCCGGCGGCGGCGGCCGCAACGCCGAACAGGGCGACGCAGTCGCGCATCTCTTCCGCGTCATGGCCCCGGATGTCCCAGATGAAGTCGCCGTCGGGCGTCTCCTTGGGGATACCGAACTCATCGACTTTGTAGGAGCAGTGGAGCAGCTCGTGGTACACCGTCGAGCAGAACGAGGCGTCGTCGGCAAGAGCGGCAGCCGGGGCGTCGAGGGTGATGACGAAATGCGGGACGCTCCCGAACCACCGAGTCAGCAGCCACTGGTCCCGGCCGGTCTGCCACTTGTTCCCGCGCGTCCCGACCAGTTCCGCCCGTCCGACGACCATCCGCCCGCCCTTGGCATCCAAGACGTTGGTCCACAGCCAGCCGATCCGGGCGGCGCGCAGGTGCCAGTGGTGTCCCTGTTCGAGCGCGCCGCCCGCGTCGATCATCGTTTCGCGCGCCCACTGGCCCAGCCGGTGCGCGGGCGCGAACAGGAGGGTTTCGCGGCACGGGTCCGCTACATCTTCCGGGAGGTAGTAGTCCGCTTCGTCCCTGTCTTCGTCGTCGGCCTCGTCCGCCGCGCTGCCCCAATGCAGGTCGGTCGGCAGCGGTTCCCCGGACACCTCGGCCTGACCGAACGACGCGCCCGCCCAGTGGGCAAGCTGCTGCGGGTGGACCTGGGCGAGCCGCGCCGCCTCTTTGATGTGGCGGTCCTTCGCGGCGCTCAGCGGCTCGTCATTGGGGACGCGCGAGCGCAGGAACGCCAGGGCGGTGCCGCGGGCTGATTCCGGGTCGGCATAGACAGGTTGACGGGAGTTGGACACTTTAACCCTGGCGGCGATGCGTCAGCAGCATCCTCTCCGCTTCCCGTATCTGGTCGTCCAGGCGGTGCGCGGTGAGGGCATTGGACTCGGTGCGAAACGCCGCGGCCGCTGTCGAGAGTCGGGACAGTCGGTTCTCCAGGGCACGCGACCGAACCTTGTACATGAGCGCGCCGACCGTCGCCGACCGGCCGGCGCGCGTCAGGTCCTCGATCTGCACTTGCTGCTTTGCCAGCCGGGAGGCGTCCCGATCCGCGAGGAAGTAGTCGTGGATCAGGAAGGCAAGCAGCAACACGAAGGCCACCATAAACAGCAAGACTTCGATGGGCGAGAGGGTGATAGTGACCATTTTGTGTGACTGACGTGAAACGGAATCAGGCGGTGAGCAGCGTGCCGTAGATGGCGGCCAGCAACAGCCCGAGCGCGGCGGCCAGGGCGATCCCCGCCGCGCCGAAGCCAACGTAGAGGACCATCCGTAGCCCATTGCTACATTGCTACATTGCGGCGTTTGGGCACTAGGCTGCTGGCGGCTCCGGAGCGGACGGGGTGAGTGGCTCATTGCTCGATTGCGGTGATGGCGCATTGGCCGCGGCGACGCGGGCCCGGGCGAGGCGCAGGTAGTCGGCGTTCAGGTCGATGAGGACCGCGCTGCGGCCCAGTTCCTTCGCGACGGCGGCCGTCGTGCCGGATCCCCCGAAGGGATCTAGGACGGTGCAGGGGACCGGCTCGAACGGGGGACAGGCGCAGGTCGGAACCCACGCGTCCTCCAGGTCCTCATAGGAAGCGATGACCCGCTTCTGGGGTGCGCCGCAGTTCGGGCAGCAGCCTCCGGCGGACGTGCCGGCCAGGATGCAGGGTCGGACGAGGGCGGGCGGCATGACGGCGAAGTGGTCCACGTCGGTGACCCCGACGCTCGCCGGGTTGAAGCAGCTCACCGTCGTCCGCCACACGCTGCGGCGGTTGCGGCCGCGCGGGTTCCAGGCGACGAAGCCGGCGTGCGCTTCCGGGTTCCCGGCCCACTTGCCGTCCTTATGGTTGGCCGACGAACTGGGGGCGCCGTTGCGGACCGTCATGCGGGCGCGGTTGGCCAGCGTCGTCGCCTTGAGGCCGGTGGGCGGCTTGCCTTCGTTGGGTTCGCGCACGGCATCACGGTCGTAGAAGTACTTCGGCCGCCGGGTCAGCAGGAACAGGTACTCGTGCGAGCGGCTCGGCCGGTCGTGTGCGCTTTCTGGCGTGCAGTTGATCTTGCTCCACACCACGTCGCAGCGCAGGTACCAGCCATCGGCGCGCAGCGCGAGAGCGAGCATCCACGGGATGCCGATCAGGTCCTTGCGCTTGGGGCCGTGGGGCACGCCCTTCCAGGAGCTCCCGGCGTAGGTGTCGCCGATGTTCACCCAGAGGGTGCCGTCGCTCCGAAGGACACGGCGGGCTTCCCGGAACACACGGACGAGGCGTTCGATGAAGGCTTCCGGCGTCGCTTCCCGCCCGATCTGACCGCCGCGTTGGTAGTCGCGTAGGGCGTAGTAGGGGGGTGAGGTGACGATGGTATGGACGCTCTCCCCGCGCAGGGTCCGGAGCGTTTCGCGGGCGTCACCGTTCAAAAAGGTAAAGGTTGGTAAGGTTGGTTCTGTCTCGTGGCGGGTCTCGATCCCCTGCTCGCCGGTCAGGGTCATGGGCTGCATTATTCAGTTTGGCCTTGCGGTTTTAGTTTTGGACATCCTCTCCCGAGGCGCGGCGGGAGAGGGTAACGGGGTGCGACCCCGCGGCTGGTTTTCGGCCCGTGGTACAGGGCCTGTGGGCGCCTGGAGGAAAACGGTAAATTGGTCGGCCCCAAGACAGAAGCAAGGGGCCTCCCGGTTGCGACGCGTCCGCAGCTTACGGCGCACCGGTATTGCGCCCGCCGTCGGCCTCTGTCCCGCCGCGAAGGACGGGTGATCGACCGAAGGGATTTCGTGTCAGCCGGTCAGGTGAGCAGGTCGGTGCCGCCCGGCCCGAGCAGCGGGCGCAGATTGCGGAGCGCCCGCTGCTCGATGAGGCTGACGTTCTGGCGGGTGCAGCCCATGTCCGCGGCGATCTCCTGGCCGGTCTCGCCTTCGAAGAAGCGGCGGCAGATGACCTCGCGCTCCCGCTCGGGCAGCCGGTCGATGGCGGTCGTCAGCATCAGGTGCCGGTCGGCAGCGGCCTCCCAGTTGATCGCGCAGGCCGGGTGCCGCTCCGGGTCGATCTCGCCGTGCAGGATGTCCGGGCCGAACCGCCTGGTGCGGGCGACCGTGGCGGCGCGCTGCGCCGACTCGATCTCCTCGACGGAAAGGCCGGTCTCGGCGGCGAGCGCGGCGGGCGTGACCTCCGCGCCGTCACGCATCAGGGCGTTCTCGGCGCGGCGCAGGGAAAGGCGGCGCTCCTGCTGGTAGGCGGGGGTCTTGATGTTGCCCGCTCCGACGGAGCGCAGGTAGTTCATCATGCCGCCGACGACGGCGTGGTGGACGAAGGTCCAGAAGGACGCGCCGACGGCGGGATCGAAGCGCTGGAGGGCGCCGATCACGGCCACGCGGCCCGCCTGGTCCACCTCGTCCCAGGGCACCTCGCGGGGGGCGAGGCGGCGCGACTGGCGCGTGATGAACGGCATGAGCGTGGCGATGATCTGCTCGGCGAGGCGGTCGGCCTGACCGATCTTGCCGTGCCCTTCGGCGCGGCGCCAGCGCTCCGCCAGCGCCTCAAGTTCCGAGGCGCGCTTCGACAGTTTTGACAGTCCCGTAGGCATTATTTCGAGGTGGGGGTTAGTTGACAAGCCGCAGGGGTTACGGCAGCGGCGGGAAAGGGGAGGGGAGGGGCCGGTTCGCGCTTCTCGGCGGCTTTGGCCGCTTCCAGCATGATCGCCGAGTCGATGCGCGCCAGGGCGTATACCAGGAAGCTCACATGGGCCGCGTTTCCCTCGTCATAGCGCGAAAGCGCCGGGACGATCTCCATCCGCCCGGCCATCCGGAGCCGGTCCAGCAGGGCGCCGTCGCCGGGGCCGAACTGGTTGGCCCAGACACGGGAGGTGGCGTCTATCGTGCTAGCAAACGTCGCGAGCAGGGCGGCCAGCGCCTGCCGCGCGCCCTCCGTATCGCGGGTGGCGGTGCAGAAGGCATACGCGCGCTGGAGTTCGTAGGGCGGGGGAGGGGCGGTCATCGCTGCGCCAGTTTCTGAGTGCGGCCGGCAAAGCTGTCGGCCATCTTCTTGCGGACGGGATGGCCGACAGCTTTGCCGGACAGCAAGTTGGTGAAGACGCCGCCGTTACGCGCGGCCATCTGCCGCCGGGCGACCCACCACGCGACGACCTTGTGGCGGCGCTTCAGGCCTGACACGGCGCGCAGTTGGTTCAGATCGTAGCGGCTGAGGCGCGGGCGTTGGCCGGGTTCGAGGGCGAACTCGCGGCTGAGCTGTTGCTCCCAGTGACGTGGGGGCGCGACGTGGAGGTGCGGATAACGAGAAGGAGTCACGGGCGGGGCTTCCCCCCGGCACGCCGTGGGTGCTGACGTGCCGGGAAACGCGCGAGGGGCCGGGTGTCCGGCGGGGAGGGCTGTGATTGCAGCAGGTAGAGGAGGAGTTTACCGACCAGGAACAGGGTGGCGAGCATCGGCCACTAACCGTAGGTGCGGCCGCCGTCGATCTGGGGCGGCACGCCGACGATGCGGATGGGACCTGACAACACGAGTTCACGACCGGTTTCTCGGTCGCGTGCGGCTTCTTCCCGCGCAATATCGGCCTTTACGATCTCGGCTTCATCCCGCTGCGGGGGCAGGATAGCAGCGCCACCACCGCCGCGGGATGAAGGGGGAACGTTTTTAACTTGAGGCAGACACGCGGGCGGCTCATCATCGTGGCCGCCGCGCACGGCGGAGGGCAGCAGTCGGGCTTCGCGGTCGGGAAAGTACTCCCCCACCAAAGCGGGGCGCGTGTGCGGCATCACACCGCCCGCCGCGAACATAAAATCGTGGTTGATCTTCGCGGCCATTGCGCGCTGGATCATACCGAGCGAAGACGGGCAGGGGAAGGGGGAGGCGCTCTGCTCGATGAAGACCTGGGTCGGCTTTGTTTCCTGGACGACGGCGACGATGCCGATGTCCCCGGTGATGGTCTCGACGACGAGGTGTTCGGTCCGGGTGACCGTCTCTTCGATGGTCCGCGCCGGCGGGTCAAAAGGGTGGGCGGGTTCAGTGGTCCGCTCGGTGCGGACGGTGACGGTCTCAAGGATGCGGTGGGACATAGGGCGGGGAGCCTCCAGAGGGGATAGGGGCGGCGGTCTGCCGGGCCTTCTCGCGGGCGGCGGCGAAGACCGGGAACAGGATAGCGGCGAGGATCGCCAGTATGGCGATGACGGTGAGGACTTCGGCGAGCGTGAGGGCGACGACGGCGCGGCGAGAGCATGGCGGGGATGCCTCCGGGGATGAAGCTGGGGCGGAAACGGGCGGGGCGAGGAGCGGGGATCCGCTGCGCCCCCCTCCTCCCCCGATTCGGCAAGGGCGCAGCGCACTGGCAGGGCGGCTGTAAGGCCGCGACGTTTACACTATAGGGATACGCGCGTCAATGCACAAGGGGCCGGAAAGCGGGAGAGCGGTGCTTAAGCACCGGTAAAAAAGATAAAAAAGTCACTCACGCGGCCCGCTGGAGGGGCTGATCGGCGGCATTTCTGGGTCGGTTGGCCCAGCGGCGGTTGTTGCGGCGGCGCGGCTGCCAGTCGTCACGCTCTTTGAGGGCGACCTGCTGCTGCCAGAGGGAGACGACCTCCCCGACCAGTTCCGCGCTGCAATGGAGCGCGGCGGATATCTGGTCGACGCCCAAGCCGTCCAGGCGCATCCACAGGATCTGGGAGTATACGTCGGCGCCGAATCGGTTGGCGGCGCGCGTCGAGGCCTCCAGCATCAACGTGACGCGCTTATTGCGGGGGCGCTTAAACGGTTCGACGGTGGGGATGGCGGAGGCGGCGGGGAGCGAGTTCCCGCGTTCACCCCCTTGACAGCCTTGTGAACTGGCGACGGCGAAGTTGGCTAGTTCATGCGGGCATGAACGCGCGGCGACGGCACTCTGCGTCGAGGCCGGCGGCGACGAGACTAGGGTGAGCGACGACACGGGTGCGGTCCTTTTCTATGTCCGGGGGAGGAGCATCTGGCCGCGCAGCGGGGGAGCATACCAGCAGGCAAACATATGGTCCCTCCACTATAGGGCACATCTACTTTCTTCGTCAAGCGGATCAATGCGGAAATGCCGCAATGCCGCGTTGCTACGTAGCGTTATCGCTTTCGGCAGTCTTGTCCCGCGCGGCGCGCAGGCGCTCACCCAGCAGCCGCGTCACCTCGCCCTGGCCGTTGACGATGGCGTGGCGGTACTTCATCACCGTCTCGGGCCGGGCGTGGCGGGAAAAGTCCTGCACGGTCGGGATGTCGCCGCCGGTACTCTCCAGCGCCTCGGTGATAGCGGTGTGCCGGAACGCGTGGGGGCGCAGCGGGCGCTCCAGCACCGCCAGGCCGTACTTGTTCACGACGTCGTGGAAGCCGCGCCCGGTCAGGCGCGCCTCCACTTTATCCCGCCGGTCGCAGGTGGCGAACAGCGGGGCGTCGAGCGAAAGGTCCGCGCGGTCCGTCAGGTACTCGGCGACGGCAGCCGCCACGTCGGGCAGCAGCTGGACCCACTGCCGCTGCGTCTTGCCCTTGCCGATGATCGCCAGGCGGCCCGCCCGCCGGTCGAAGTCGCGCACGTCGGCCGCGAGCAGCTCGCCCCGGCGCAGTCCGTTCGTCGCCAGGATCAGCAGCAGGGCGTAGTCGCGCCGCCCCTTCACCGTGGCGCGATCGATCCTGTCCAGGATGCGGGCGACCTCCGCCAGGTCCGGCCCGCGGGTGTCGCGGTAGTCGACGACGGGGGCGGTCCTCAGCAGGCCGGACAGCAGCGCGGGGTCGGGTACGTCGGCGCCGAGGAGCCGGGCGGTCTCGATCAGCTTCTTAACCGACGACAGGCGGCGGCGCACGGTAGACTCCGCAAGGCCGCGGCGCCGCAGGTCGGTCATGTAGCCGCGCAGCGTGACGGTCATGCGGGCGCGGTCCATGCCGATCAGCAGTTCGACGGCGGCGGGGCAGACGTCCGGCTCGCGCAGGTAGCGGAACAGGTCGGCCAGGTCGTCCTGGTAGGCGCGGCGGGTGTTGTCGCTGCGGGGCGTGTCCAGCAGGACGCGCAGCGCGTCGCCGGCCAATCCCAGGGAAGGGGAAGGGGAGGCGCCCGCCGTGGGCGCCTCCAGGCTGTTATCAGGGGTGTTATCAGAAACGCGCATTGCCCTGTTGCGGCAAAACAGCGTTACAGCGTCGCGTGGGCACAATCGCCCCGATATCGGGCGCGGCATTGCTTCCGATATCGGTCATTAGAGGAACCATTATGCACCCTCTGCGGGGAGCAGCATAGGAATAAGAACATGGGGGCAGCACTCGGAATACTGCTGGTGCCCGCGCCGAATCATCTCCAGCCGGTCGGTTTCCGAGCGTACCAGAGCAACGCTGCACTGGGAGTCGAGGTGGAGGCGGCATCGTATGCACAGGATCGAGTAGCATACCACCGGGTACGCCTCCTGGTCGGGTCCGCGTCCCAGTTGGAAGCCGTACGCCCAGCCAGTGGTTTCGGCATGTTCACGGGCAGCAGCCCCCAGGAGCCGCTCGACCCGCCGCAGCCATTTCGCGCGATATGAGGGAGTGACGGGATAGGTCCGGGGTGTCTCTCGCTTCAGCACACGGGCATAACTCATTTCCGTACTCAAGTCTGCGCACCTGATGCTGGCGCTGTGGCTGCCATCTTCCTTATCCCTTCGTATATGGGCACGCGAAGCAGGCGGGGCAAACTAGCCAACCAGTCCGATTGCCATATAGACGTGGTAGCCCAACGCAGAAGATACTAGTTTTTCGATGTCATCCTCCAGCCCGTGTAGCTGCTGTTCGTGTTCTTCTGTCGTCACATCAATGTCCAGCTGGTTTGGCTTTGACCAGTAAACATTGCTTTCGTCTAAGAACTTGCTGAGGTTAGGGTAGCTAGCTCTGATGAAATCGATGACCTCTTTTATGAGACTTTGCCTCATAAGGAGTCTCTCATGGTCGTCCATGTACCGTGGGAACTCGCTGTGGTGCGACAGCACTTTCTGCCATTCAGACATGCGCGATCCAACATCGATCAACGGGGCGGTCTTTCGAATGGACTCGATTGCCCCTTCCGTTGAACGGACAGACACCAGGATGTCGTTCAAGACGTCTTCTGTCGTTCTCCTTGCTTCTTGGGGCTGTTCGGCTGGGCGGGCGATGATTTCGTTGATCTGCCGCTCTAACTGTGGCCACCACGTCTCAAAAGTATCCTCCAACACATCAGGTGCCAGGGCGTTCTCCCCTAGCTGCCCGTTCAGGGAACGCACCAGCCTGTGAATCTCTTCGCGCCCAAATACTGTGGCCTGGAACTGCGCGAGAGGCCATCCTACATGTGCCGGGGTGATGCCAATAAGGAGTGTGTAAACGCGAGACGCAACCTGGCTCTTGGAGATCGCACCCGCCTCGAAGAGTATCCAGGGCTTCGTGAGATTGTCTTCCGTTAAGAAGATCAGGCCGGCCATGCACTCTTCGAGTTTGTCAGATATTTCGTTCGCCCATCGTGCCCCCTTCTCAACCTCGGGAGTGAAGAAGGGCCTGATAGGCTGTAACACGCGCCGCAACCAATCTTTGAATACAGAAGCGGAATCACGGCTTCTGTCGCCTGACCAACTAAAGAAAACTTGCACCGATCGCTCCTGTACCTATGCCCCACTTCAGCCATTGCTGGTTTTCAGCAATGGCCTTCTGTATAACCAAAAATTGACGCATTGCCTCGTGAGTTCTCGTTATTGTCTCAATTAATTCAGGCGGAAGCGTCTCATACCGCCTCGCCACCACCCGCCCCGTCCACCTCCCCCGACAACTGCCGTGCCGGTGGCATCGGCGCGAACCGGCTGGCCTGCATCTGGTACTTGCGCAGGTCCGACGCCGCGTACTTCTTGCGCGTGCCGTCCAGGACGAACGGCACGTTGGCCTTGATGGTCCGCATCGACAGCCCGGTGGCCTTCGCCGCGCCCGCCAACGTGTACCAGGGGTCCACCGGGGCGGCAGCCTGCACGGCGGTGGTCAACTCGTACATGGCCGCGATCATCCGCACCGGGATCTCCGATGCCGCAGCCGGGTCCATCAGGTGATCGAGCAGCGCGGGCGGGAGGACGCCACCAAACGCGGGACCAGCCGGAGCAGGGGACAGTTCGGCGGGAGGGGAGGGGCGGTGGTGCCCGTTGCTTGATGCCGTACCGCTCGCGCCGTTCGTACCTGACTGCGCGGTGATGTTCTTCAGCCACGCGGCGGCCGTCTTCGGCGTCACCAGGTTCTCGTCCTGCGCGGCGATCAGGTAAGCGAACGCCTCCTGTGCGGCGGGCAGGTATCGATCCCCTTTGGTGCCGGGCACCTTCACCGCGCCGACGGCCTCCTTGACGCCCGGAGCGTCCGCGAAGCCGCGCAGACGGGCGTAACCGACGCCCAGCGCCTCTGCCATCTCTTTGAGGGTCAGATAGCCCTGTCCGGGGCGCGCAGGCGCCTCCTCGCCGCTTTCTGCATCTGTCTCGTCGATTACGTCGGACGTGTCAGGCATCGTGGTCTTCCTTCGGCGATTGGGTCAGGCGGACGGTCACGGGGCAGCCCAGCACGCTGCCGAGCGCTTCTTCAATGGCGGGGACGTGCCGCTTCTCGACCCACTCACGGGTGAAGGCGGATGGGGCGGCCAGGGCGATCTCTACCCCGGCGCCGTCCGCTAGTTCGGTCAGGTGGATAGGCCGCAGCCGCGCGACGTGGGTGTGGAAGGCCGGGGCGCTCATCAGCGGCGAAAGCGTAGGCAGCGCTTCCTGCCAGGCCGCATGGAGTGGCCCACCGTCGTCCTCGGGATGGTCCGGATCCGTTCCCCCTTGGGGGGATATATGGGGGGGCTGTCCGCCGGCTCCCGGCGTAAGAGATTCTTTAGTAAGAGAATCCGAAGGTAAGTCTTCCTTAATAGCAGTCGCAAATTGCGACGGCGTATTAGGTGTCTCAATTTGCGACTGCGTATTAGGTGTCGCAAATTGAGACTCATAGGAAGGGCTATGAGTCTCAATTTGCGACTCATAGCGGGACGAGGCGGACGGGGCGTTTTTCCTATGAGTCTCAGAATGAGACTCATAGGGCGGTGAGGGGGAAACCGGCGCCTCCGGCTTCACGATCTTCTTGGGCGGCGGGGTGTCGCGCTCCATCTCTTTGAGCGCGCGCAGGTCCTCGTAGCGTTCCAGATCGGACGCGTGGATGGGGTCGTCCATCGAGACGCGGAACAGGTTGCTGGTCTGCTTGGGGCGGCCGCCGGCCATCTGGTACTGCTCGACGCGCTGGACGAAATGCCCGAGCGCCTCGTTACGGCCGAACTCGCGGAACAGGGTGGCGCGGGAGATGCCGACGGCCTGCGCCAGCTCCTCCATGTCGGCCTCGTAGCTGTCGCGCAGGATGCCGGTGCGGGGGTTGTGGTAGCAGCGGTCGCGCAGCGCCTTGACGATGGCGAAGCCGGTGGGACCCAGCTCCGGGAGCCAGCGCGTGACGAGGTAGTGGTCGAAGCGCCGCGGCTCGACGATCTCGTTGTACGCCTCCCAGAAGTAGGGGACGAAGGTGGCGGTGGGGCGCGCTTGTTCACGCCCTGCGTGAACTTGCTCACGAGGTGAGGGAACAGGCGGGTCTTTGGCGGGTGCGTTGACACCCGCCGCACCCTTCTGGTACGATGGTGGCACGGATTGACCTCTCTCGGTGTGATGAGCCTACTGGGTCAGTCCTCCAGCGTAAAGCGTTTCCGCGCCAACGCTAGAGACCCGCTGCTCACGACTTCCCGGAAGTGAGTGGCGGGTTTCGCTATTTAGTGGCTGTTTCCGGGATGATAGCAGGCCCACCTGTACCCTGTCAAGTGCAAAAAAAGCCCTATTGCGGCAATTTCGCAATAGGGCGTTCTGTTGTTTATAAAGGACGGCACGTTGGCCGCGACCGTGTGGCCGGTTATTTGCGGCTGCGACCGCCGCCCGGCCTGCTGCGGGTGTGCGGACGGACGTAGGTGCCATCCTTGCGGTAGTAGCCGTTGACATGCACGTCGCCGCCCGTGTTGACGGGCGGCAGTTCACGCACTGAGGTTGATGGCGTGGACGAATTGTTGCCCAGCAGCCTTACCGCGCGGTCCCGGTCCGATTCTGCGTCATAGCTGCTTGCTGTCGTGATCCACTTCTGGCCCTGGCCCAGCGCGGAGCGGAGCGCGAAGGCGCTCCTCTTTCGGTACACGAAGTTGTACTTGCCGCGCGTGCGTCCGCCCGCCCAGGGGGTGGCGCCGGGGGTTTGCGCGTCCGTCGCCGAATCAACGTCCGCACCGTTGTCATCGGCCGGAAGCGCCTGCATCTCCCCCGCGACCAGGTCCGGGGCGAGCGTCTCCCGCTCGAACTCTTCGAGCTTGCCGGCGCCGCTCATCCGGAAGTACTTCACGTCCAGGTGGTAGCCGACGACCTTCTTCCCGTCTTTGCTCCGGTCGCGGACGGCCGTCACCATCATCAAGGCCGTACCGGTGTTGTTCTTGTCATCCGAGAACGCGACCGGAATGGTGCCGACGTGGGCGAACGGCAGAGTCGGGTCCGGTTCCTCGCGGGGCGCGGCCTGGGCGAGCACGGCCGTCGGCAGTGTGATGGTGATGGTTGCGCCACCGGCGGAATGCGCCAGACTGGCCGTGACGGGGGTAGCAGGGACGGTGGCGGCAGGTGCTGGCGTGGGGGCGTCATCCTGCGCCCTCACGGAGGCGACGGAAGTACCGAAGGCGAGGCTGGCGAGCACCGCGACGCGGGCAAAAAGACGTTTCGAGGTCAACACTGGCAACATAGATAGCTTATCCATCTCCCACCACAGTGATGAAATAGGGCCGCCGAGCGCGGGTGGAGACGCGGCGGTCCACAGGTCAGGGGGTTACAGGACATTCTAACCCGTTAAAATGGCAAGCAAGCATCCGGGACAAAAAAAGTGCGGCCGCCCGCGCGCAAGTTCATCTTCGCCTCGCCGCCAGGATTTCCCGGTAAGCATATACAGTGCCAACGGCCCGGCGTTCAGGTTAACCTGAAAACTTATACTTCGGAGTGGAAGGCAGCGGTCAGAGTGCGCTGCCCCGCGCCCGGTTGATCGCGTCCATCAAGTGCGCGATAAGCGCCAGGTTCTCCGCGGTCGCCACGAACTGGACCGCAGGCCGACCGACGACGATGACCTCCACGAGTTCGCCTGTCGGGGTCAGGCGCCCGTCCACCGCCGCCGGCTGCCCCTGCGCCGCGCGCTCGACCGCATCGAGCAGCGCAACGATCTCTACCTTGTCCGCCAGGCGCAGATAGTGCCGGGCCGTTTCGGTCTCCTCGCCCTTGACGGCGACCGCTGCCGCGAACCGGATCAGCGCCTCCGTCTCGACGTTCAGGCCCTTCTTGAGCCGGTCGATGGTGGTGGGATGCAGCCCGGTGTAGATCGCGGCGCCGCGCACCGACCACTTGCGCTTCGCCAACGCCGCCCGGACGGCCTCTGCCACACGCTCATTTGCTCTGCCGCGTGCTGGCAGCTCGTCGCCCTCTGACACGGGTCAATACTAGACCGGCGCATTTCGCGGGCGCAACGCACGCGGTCACATTCCGTTGCACACAACGAGCGACAAAGGTTACACTGGTCAGGTATGGCCGACCACCACACTAGCGATGACAACGAGGCGCCCGGCGATATCCCCGCGCCGACGGACCTGCGCCGCTGCCTTGCGCCCGGCTGCCCGCAGCGGATCCCGGCCCGGCTGCTGACCTGCCGCGCGCACGGGCAGGATCTTCCGGCCCCTCTGCGTCGGCGGATCCTGACGGCCCGCGCGGCGGGCGACCAGGCCGACTACGCGGAAGCCGTCGCCCAGGCCCGGCGTTTCCTACAACATTCCTGAGCGCGCGCAGCAAGGGGACGCCAATCCCGGCGGGGCTGCCGCACGGGACACGTAACCAACCCAAACCGGTTACCTGACCCCGGCCCGCCCCCTAATCGTCACCCTCGCGCGCTCGCGACGTTCACTCCCACCCCGCGGTCAAGGCGCCGCGTTCTACGAGCCTCCAGGCAACGTGAACGTTGCCTGGAGCTCTGTCTCCCCTTCTTCTACTCTCGTGCCGGTGGCGCTCTGTCGGCGCTCTGTCCGCCACGTGCGTCTCCATTCCTCAGTTCCGCGCGCAAAGCCAAAAATCACGCGGCGGCTACCGTCAGGGCGCGCAGCCGACGGGCCAGCCGGCGCATGTCCTCCGCCTGTTTGCGCGCCAGGGCCGCCTCCACCGGTCGGTGCGCCTTCGCTTTCGCTGACGCTTCCCGCTCCAACTCGCCCGCGAACGCCTCGATCCGTGCTGACTGCCGCGCGGGGCCGTCGTCTGGGTCGTCGGGATCGTACAGGTCCACCCGCAGCAGGGCCGCGACCGCGGCCTCCGCTGGGTCCTTCGTCGCCGTCATGCCTGCCGCGCCAGCAGTCGGGCCGCGATCTGACCCCGCTTGGACACACCGAGCGCCTGAATGATGATCCGCACATGCGCCTTAACGGTCGGCAGGCCAATGCCCAGCCGCGCGGCGATCTCCTCGTTGGTGTGTCCCAGTGCCGCGAGCTGCGCGATTTCAGCCTGACGTGGCGACAAGGGCTTCGTCCGGTCCGGTACACGGTCGGGGGCGTGAGTCGCTGCCGTCGCGAACTGGGTCGGTGCGAGGCCCAGACGAGGTGACTCGAAGCGACGCCCCGCGGCAGCCTCCTGAAGTGCCTGGCGCAGGATCGCCGGATGATCCGCCCACGTGACCACCGCGGCGATACCAACGCGCCGTACTTCGGTCAGGTCGGCGCGGCTCGCGTCCGCGCCGCCGCCGATCCACACAGCAGCCGTCCCCTCGGACCCGACAGGGAAACGCGCTTCAGCGGCGGCGATCATCTGGGAAATTACTTCCGATGCGGACGGGGCCGTCAGTACCAGCACGCACCGTTCGTCACCAGGATTGCCGTCGCGGGTCTCGGTTTGAGCTGCACGGCGGGATGCGGCCAGTTGCGTCGCGTCGGCAATGTCAGCGCAGGGGAGCGCGCAGACGACGCCCGGCAGCCCCCACAGCAGCGCCGCGACCGCCTCTGTCACCAGCGGCTGTCCGACGACTAAGGCGTAAAGGGTGACGCCCGCACTTGATCCCGTGCTCGGGCCCAGGCGGACGCCGGAGCCGTTGCCTGTTGGCGTCGCCACCGCCATCGCCGCCGAAACGCTCATTGGGCCTCAGTTAACGTGGCGTCCGTTCCGGCGCCGTCCGTGAACGCGTAGACCGTGACCTCTCCGGGAGGCGTGTTGGGGTCCGTCTGGGCCTCGACGACGGACGTGCCGGCGGGCAGGTCGGCCTCGTAGGAAACGGCGCCCGGCGGGTCACTGACGACGATCACGTGGGCGGCCTCCTCCAGCGTCAGAGACAGCGTCAGGTCGTTCCCGGCCTCGAAGGCGGACGCCGCTTCGACATCGACCGGCTTGATGATGGCCGAGATCGCGTCGGGTGCGGCAACGGCGCCGATACCGCCGAGCAGGGCGACTGTTACTGCGAGGACGCGGCGGAAACGAGGGGTTGAGGAACGAAACATGAACTGCCTCCACGGGCACGGCGCCTCGATAGGACCGGCCTCACGGGGCAATCTAAAGGACTAGTCTTACACTTTTTAAGTTTTTGGGGGCGCGGCAGAGACTGCGGGGCGATTTTTGTAAAGAGTTCCCGCTGCCACACCGCCCCGGCTCAGGGCGCGCTCGGTCGCCTCATCGAGCGAAAGCGGGGCGGGGCGGGGCGGGAAGTCAGGCGTAATACCCAGGCGTTCGTACTCCGCACGGATGAAGGGGCGCGCCGGAACGCCCGCACGCCGGAGGGCGTCTTCGCCTGATGACAGCAGCCACGCCGCACTCTCCCAGTGTTCAGGACCGCGGGCAGCCCGCAGCAGTCCGAGCTGAAGCAGGGCGGTCGCCCTCTCGTGCGCGACGCCGAGCGACTGGAGCCTCCGCAGTCCCTGAAGGTAGAGCGCTTCCGCCTCATCCCACTCATCCAGGCCGCCACGGGCGTGGAGTACCTGTCCGAGATTGACCAGATGCACGCCCTCCCCGTCAACGTTGCCAGTTTCGCGGGCGAGGCGGATCGCCGCCTCCAGGTGGGTTTGCGCGTCGTCGAGCCGGCCGCGCTCGGACGCGATGATCCCGAGCGCGCCGAAAACGTCTCCCTCGCGCCGCCGGTCGCCGACCTCCTGCCAGAAGCTCAGACAGCCGTCGAGCCATCGTTCCGCTTCTTCCCAGCGCCCGCCCGCGGCGGCCGTCATGCTGAGGTTGTGGCGAAGATCGAAGGCGCGGCGTCGGGCGAGCAACGGGTCCGGCCCCGGATGCCGACGGGTGAGCCACAGCGCCTGGCGCAGCCGAAGACGCGCCTCCGCCAGGTCCTCCTGCGCGAGCGCGAGCGTGCCCAGCGCTGCCAGAGGGCGCAGCAGCAGGGTGGGCGCGTCGGCCTCGTCGGCGAGGGCGTTGCGCCGGGGGCGGGATACTGCCGCGCTCAGGCAGTCGCGCCCGACGGCGAGCATCCCGCGGGCGCGCCAGTAGGGATGCAGCGACCAGGTGAGTGTCAGGGCGCGTCTCGCCTCGCCGGGGTGCGCCGCAGGATCGGCGGCCAGGGCGCGCCCGACGGCGGCTTGCAGGTTGTCGTGTTCGGGCCGCAGGCGGGTGATCCATCCGGCCTGGTCCGCGCCCCCTCGCAGGTGCGGACGGGCTTCGACGGCGAGCGCCTCAAAAAGTTCGGCGTGCCGCTTCGCCGCATCCGCCTCTTCTTCCGGGCCGTACTCGGCCAGCAGTTCGGCTGCGAACTCACGGACGGTCTCCAGGAGGGTAAAGCGCACCGTCTCCCCGCGGTCCGGCGACTCCACGTATTCGGAGCGGACCAGCGAGGTGTCACACAGCAGCGACAGGTCACTGACGGCGGAACGGTCTCCCATCACCGCGTCCGCCTGGGCCAGGGTGCAGCCGCCGCGGAATACGGAGAGCCGGGCGAATCGGCGTCGCTGCTCGGGCGCCAGCAGGTCCACGCTCCACGCCAGAGTGTCGCGCAGGGAGGAGTGCCGGTCGTTGCTGCCCCTGGGGCGGCGCGACAGGATCTCGAACCGGCGGTGTTCCTCCATCCCCGCGAGCATGTCGGCGGGAGACAGGACGCGGCTGCGGGCGGCGGCAAGCTCGATGGCGAGCGGGATGCCGTCCAGGGCGGTGACCAGCCGCGCGACGGCGGCCGTGTTGCGGGCAGTCAGGCGGAAGTTTGGTCGGGACGACTGGGCGCGGTCCACGAACAGGGCCACGCTGGGCCACTCGCGCAGCAGGGATTCCGGGTCCGGCGCGCCGGGGGCGTCCGGGGAGGCGACGGCGGCAGGGACCGGCAGCGGGTCGACCTCGACGACACGTTCCCCGGCGGCCTGGAGTACCACACGCGAGGTGACCAGGCAGCGCAGGCGCGGCACACGCGCGATCATCTCCTCGATCCAGGCAGCGGCGTGGGGGAGGAGCTGTTCTACGTTATCGAGCAGCAGAAGCGGCGCCGTCACCCGCCCCAGGGCGGCGGCCAGTTGTGCCGTCGGCGTGGCGCTCCCCTCCGCCACTTCGAGACCCAGCGCGGCGGCAACGGCGTCGGGCAGGTAGGCCACGTGCGGCACCGCCGTCAGATCCGCCGCGAAAAACCGAATCGGCAGGTCGGCGGCGCGGGCGCGGTGGACCATTTCGCGGGCCAGGCGCGTCTTGCCCGCTCCGCCCGCGCCCGTGAGGGTCACCAGGCGCGCGGCGTCGGCCTGGGCGGCGTCAGCGGTGGGGGCGGCCGCCCACCGGAGGAGGGCCTCCAGTTCGTCCGCACGTCCGACGAATCGCGTCGGCGGCGTTACAACGGCCATTTCCGACAGTTCCGGGGTATCCGGCGCGGGCACTGCGGCCTGGATAGGCGGCGTCAGAACGGCCGGGGAGGGCGCAGGGGCCGCGGGAGGAACGGCGGCAGCCACGGCGGCGGCGGTGCGATCTGCCTTTCGTATTGCCGCGTCGATTTGCTCGATCAGCGCGTCCGCCTCCTCGTCGGGGGCCGGGAGCCGTCGCGCATGACTGAGCGCCTCCCCGAAGGCACCCTGCTCGTAGCAGTACTGCGTGAGCCACAGAAGCGCGCCCTGCTGCCGCTCGGCCAGACGCTCCTGCTGCGGGACGATCCACTCGTCATAGTGGCCGGGCAGGAGACTGTGGTGGTGCAGGACAACCGCCTGGCGCAGCAGATCGGCGCGCTGGTCCGGATCGAGCGTACCTTCCGCGCGGTCCAGCAGCGCCTCGAAGCGGGCCACGTCGGTCGTAATGGCGAGCGGATTCAGGCCGACACTGGTCCCATCGGCGACGATGACCGAGCCGGGCGCTATGCCGGGCGGCTCCAGGAGGGACCGAAGCGCCGAAAGGGAGACGCTCAGGGTGGCCCGCCCGGCGGACGGCGCCCGGTCCGGCCAGAACCGGTCCGCCAGCACCTCCCGCATGTGCCGCCGGTCCGCGTGGAACGCCAGGAACGCCAGCAGCGCGCCGGTCTTGGCGGTCCGGAAGCGGGTGAGGACGCGCGGCACGTCGGACAGGGAACGCACCGTCAGCGGGCCGAACAGCTCGACCAGATACAGCGCAGGCGAGGTGGGCGCCGGGTGAACCGGAGGCGAGGGCGCGGACGCGGCTTTCATCACGGATGGCTCCCTCTCGAATAAATCATGACTCTTGCGTACCGGTCCCGCATTCGAGAGAGTTTGGATAGACTAGCCCCGTAGACTCGTCCGTAATACTAGTCAAAAAGACTAGTCCATTTTCTGAGATGGTCATGCACGAGGCGGCCGATGGGGCTGATCGTGGTGGCCCGGCCGATCCTGCGGGACCAGCATGGGATTGGGATTTTGAAGGAGAAACCATTGGAAGAGTTTGCTACCAAGGAGAACGGCGGCGACAGCGACGGGTTTGAATATATCGAAGATATCCAGGAAGCCGATAGCCGGCACGAGGAGCTGCTGGAATTGTGGGGCGAAGCGATGCGCGGACTGGGGCCGAACGGGCCGGCCTGGTTCGCTGGCATGCCGACATGGGCTGGTGACGGCGGGCGGCTGGCGTATTACCGCTCACCGCAACCGGGCATCCTCCTCCTGCGGCTGCCGATCTCCGGCGACCGCTTCTGCTTGATAGGGGCGGAGATCGGTGAGACGGTATTACGAGAGTTCCTCGCCCCCTTCCTGTGAGGGCGACTCGGGCTGCTGCATCGAGACGATCTGCCATACCACCTCGGCGAGCTGCGGGGTGACTTCGCCATGCAGCGGCTCGCCCTGCTCTCGCTCGACGATGATGCGCTCGCCGGTCTTGAACACGATCTCCTTCGGCGGGCCTTCTTCAATGACGGCAGGCGGGGCGGGCGTGATCGGCCTGACGCGCACCGGGATATCGGGCACGGGCCGTTCGTCCCAGCCGAACGCCCTGAGCAATTCGGGGGTTTCACCCTCCCAGGCACGCAGGTCGAACTCCGGCACGGCGTCATAGCCGGCGAGTTCCAGCAGCCGGTTCGGACAGATCCGGTAGGCCCGACCGATCTTCTCCAGTCCTTCGCGCGCCGCGGTGCCCCCCTGGAGCAGCGTGCCGACGGTCGAGAAGTTGACACCCGTGCGGTTAGATATCCCGCGGTGGGAGGGCGCCGGGCCGAACAGGCGCCGCAGTACGCGCGCCAGCTCCTTGTGCGGGCCGGGGATGTCCTCGTCGCTCGCGCTTGGGTTGCGGTCCTCTTGTCTCGAACGCGCCAGGTTCCTCGCCCCCTTTTCTAAAAGCAACAACATAACCCATCTTCCTCCGATTTTACGCACGTTTGTCCGCTTTGCCGTAACTCACAGCATCACGGACAAATAAATGGTTCAGGAGGTTGCATCAACACGCCCCGATTATGGGGTATTATGGGTCTATGTTGAAACCCGCTCTATCAAAACGGCGCGGTGGCAGAACCCCTATCGACTTCACCGACGAGCAGTGGCAGCACATCGCGCGGCGCGTCCGGGAGGGGGCCACGAACCAAGAGATCTACTCCGAAATGGGGGTGGGAGAGCGGACGTTCTACAACATCCTCAAACGGCGGAAGCGGTCGATCATGTTCACGCGCTTCCTGGTGGATGAGGTCACCGGCGTGCCCGTGCTCGTGGAAGAGGACAGTGCGGAAGGTGCCGCGCCGTCGCCGCCGGAGGTCGTACCCGTCATCGCCTGAAAAGGCAAAGCCCGTGCCGTGCGGGGCCGAATCCGCTGGCACGGGCTACCGTCGTTCGGTGGGCGTCTTTCACACGCCCTTAGAGGTTACTTCCGATGAATCGTACCAAGTTGTCGGCCCCGCCGTCAAGCAGGCACCGCCCCCTTCCGCCGTTCCGTTCGTGCGATGCACGACAGCAGGTTCAGCAGCGCCGCCTGGCCACTACGCGCCGCAAGGCCGAGACGCTCCTCCAGGACGGCTACCAGTTCCGCTTGGCGGTAGATACGCCGGGCCGCCTGCTAGTCTTCAAGCCGGGGCGCGATCCGGAGCAGGACCGGGCCGACTACCACCTCGACTTCTCCTGGGACGAGGCGGAGCAGAAGTGGCGCGCGGTCTGCCCCTGCCCGCAGTACCAGGGCCTGGTGTCCGCCCAGCGCTTCGACCGGGCGGTGGAGCCGGAGTGCAAGCACGCGGACGCCGGCCTCGACTTCATCCGAGGGGCGATGCGCGTTGCCGATCACATCCGCGCCGTCCTGCCTGACTCGAACCGGTACGCGGTGCAGGCCAACGTGATGTGGGAAGGGGGCGACCGCCGTGCCGCCGCCCGCGAGACCGACGACCGGCACCCCTGTCACCCCTGTCACCCCTGGCCCACGCAGCGCGGCACCCCGGTCGGCAGCCGCCGCTTCGATACCGCCGCCTACGAGCGGCAGCGGGACGCGGACTTCGCCTGAAAGGAGGGAGGCCGGGGCGCACCCGTTGCGCCCCGGCCCAGAACGCTAATGCAGACCATGACCGCAGTCGCCCCGCCGAGAAGGCGCACGCAAGATGATATCGCCGCCGTTTGTGGCTCCGGGCTGGTGCGTCGGCTGCCGCCCTCCGCGACGAAGACGCTGGAGTTGTGGCGCCAGCGCCTGACGGAAGAGGGGCGACCGCTCACCATCGACGCTCTGACCGAGCCGTTCATTCGCCTCCAGCGGGAGCGGCACCAGGCCTGGTCCCGTGTCGCCCACACGCACCGCTGCAACACGTTCGCCCTGGTCGCGGCGGGTGTCCTGGTGTGCCAGGACCAGCGCGTCGGCTGCCTCACGCACCGCTACTACACCGTCGCGGACGACGCGGAGGCGCGCCTGGCCGCCGCCCGAAAGGGGACTTCCTGAGATGCGTGATCCCCGTGACTCCCGTGATCCCTACGATCTGAGCGCCCTGGCCGCTCTGCTGGCCCCGCCGCCGTCTTCTGCCCGGCTCCGGACGCCCCGCCCGCGCCCCGTGGGGCGCCTCAGACCGCTACCCTCGTCGGCTCCGGAGACGCTGCGCCTGGTGCGCGAGCGCCTCGCCGCGACGGGCGGCCTGTTCGAGTCGGTCTCGCTCGACGAACTGATGATCCCGTTCGCGGAGCAGGGAGACCAGGGAGAGCAGGAAGAGTTCCGCGCCCGCTGCCTGCACGTTCCGAACTGTTACCTGCTCCGTGACCACGGCCTGCTGATCGAGGACCTGTACCGTGACCCGCGCAGCGGGCACACCCGCTCCCGATTCCGACCGGCCCCCGACGCCGATGCACATCTCGCCGCCCGACAGCGGCGCTGTCACCGAAAGGAGACACCCCATGTCCGTTAGCACCGCTGACGCTCTCACCACGCCGATCAACGCTGCCCCTGTCGCCGGGCCAGTCGCCGACGACCCGCGAGCTGCTGAAGAAGCGTCGCGCTCGGCGGCGAAGCGCTGCCCGTCCTGCAAACGTGTGAAGCCGGTCACCGACTTCGGTCGGGCCGCCAGCCGCGCCGACGGCCTGCGCCGCGAGTGCAAGGCGTGCAACTGCGCCGCCTCGAAGCGCTCGCGCGACAAGAAGCGCCTGGGGGTGTCGCGGTGAGCACGCCCACGTCCGTTCCCAGCCTTCCCGGTATCCGCGTCGGCGACACGGTACGCATCATCCACTGGGAGCAGGGCCAGACCCGTAAAGACGAAGTAGGGCAGTGCGGTCCCGTTGTCGGCTTCACCCGTCGGCGCAAAGTCCTGGTGGACCTCTACAACGACGGAGGTAAGCCGGTCGCGGTGTGGCCGCGCCTGCTGCGTGTGGAGGCCGCCAAATGACCGCCCCCACGACAGCAGCGCCCCTCAACGGCTACGGGCGCTACTTCGCCACGCTGAACCCGTTCGTGCGCGACCTGGTGCGCGCAGCGGTACTCGACGGCATCGACGCCTACGAAGCCGAGCGGACACGCCATCTGGAGCAGTTCCGCGCCCAGGGTCCGGACGAGCAACAGGGCGGGACCGAGGCGGTGGAAGGCGCCGCGCGCGATCTGGCGCGCGGCGCCGCCGTGCTGGCGGTGCTGGCCGCCCACGACGAGGAGGTCGCCACCGGCGACACCGAGCGGACCGCCGTCAGTGTCAACGCGTGGGCGAACGCCGGCCCGCACGTCGATGTCACTTTGGGCGCGGCGCAGATGCTCGCCGACCAGATCGCCCGCGTGCTGCCGGAAGGTTCCGACGTGTGGGCGGTCACCGAGTCTCTGGAGGCGCTGCTCTACTACGAACTGCGCCTGAGCTTCGGGGCGTCGGACGATGACGCCGCGGCACGGGCGCAGCAGGACCAGTTCGCCGTGCTGGCCGACATCCTGGGCGAGCGCGCCCGCCAGGACAAGCAGTGGGGCGGGGCGGGACACGACGACCAGCACGAGATGGGCGACTGGCTGCGCTTCATCAAGAAACAGTTCGACGCAGCGGATACCACGCTCGAACACTCCGAGTACCGCTCCCGCCTGGTGAAGATCGCAGCGACCGCCGTCGCTGCCATCGAGAGCCACGACCGGTTCCAGACGCAGCCGGAAAGCGAGGCGCCTCATGCCTGAAATCCACACGAGCTGGCATGTGGGTATCTCCGCCCGCGGTGTGCTCTGCACCTGGTACGACGGCGACGCGCACCGCCCCAAAATCGTCGTCGAAGAGGTCGGGTCCGGCCGTCGTGGCACGAGTGGTTCTCAGCGGCGCGGCGGCCTGAGCCAGGAGATGTGGGCGTTCCTGTACTCGTATGAGGTCGGCCACTACGTTTGTCTGGTCGACCACGCGTTGAGCGGTCCGTACAAGGGCGAGTACTGCCTGGAATGGATCGTCCGACACGGCGCCCGCCCTGTGGTAGAGGCGGGGGTGTCGTACGCGTGCGGGCCGTTCCCCACGGAACGGGAAGCGGCGGCATGGGCACAGGAGTGCCGCCGTCAGGTGCCCGTATCCGTCCGCTACGAGGATGAGACGGAGGAGGACGACTCGGGCCACACGCGTGTGGTCATGCAGTGGGGCGTCCCCCAGTATGACCATGCTGCCCTTGACGGCTTGCCTTATCGGCCAACGGCGGCGGCGGCACTTCCAATGGAGGCGCATTATGGCTGAAACCGCATCGCCGCCGACTGCTGTTTGCCACACGCCCGCGCCCTGGGAGATGGACCCGATCTGCCGCGAAGGTATCGACGCCGGGCAGGGGGCCGAGATATGGGGCGGCATCCCCGGCCATGGCCGCGCCGTGGCCACGGTCTACAACGCCGACGCGTTCGCCTCCGTCAACATGGACGACCCGGTGGCGGTCGCCCGTGAAGTGGCCGAAACGCGCGGCAACATCGGCATCGTGGTCGCCGGGCCGCACCTGCTGGCGGCCGTGTACGCCACCAACGATTGGCGCGCCCACTGGGAGGAGTGCGGCTACTGCAACGAGCAGGGCGACGGCGGCAGCTGCCCCTTGGGGATCGCGCTCTGGCACCGGTTCACCTACCTGATGCGTTCGCCGAACTGTTGGCTGGACTGGTTGCCTCCGGCAGGGATGTGACCGTCGAACAGCAGCAGGCGCACGAGCAGTGCCTGGCCGGAATGACGGCCGCCGTGGCGCGCGCCCGCCAGCAGGCAGAAGGTGAAGGCGGCTGGCAGGAGCCGGGCGCCGATGACGTGGCCGACTACCTGGCGGCGGCGTCTAAGGCAACGTTCCCGCCCGAGCTTCCGGTTTCGGGCCGGATCACCCCGGCTCTGGTGCCGGACGAGACGGAAAGCGGGGCCGCCGACGTCAGCCATGTCTGAGACAGCGCCGCCGACAGCCTCGCCCAACCGGCTGTATCAGGTCCGTGTCGAGGAGATACGAACCGGTGTTGCGTACGTCATGGCGCCGAACCCGGACGAAGCGGCGCGCGTGGCCGCCCGGGAAAAAGCGTTCGAAACCGCGTTCGAGGACGCGTCTGACCCCGAGTACCGGTACGCGTTCGTGGGTCCGGGCACCCCGGAAACGGTTGAGCAGGACGCGTGGGATGGGGAAGCGGACACCCCACACAACCAGGAGGAGGGTGACACTCGCTCCTGCCTGGAGATCGCGTGCGACGAAGAGCGCGCGCGTGAAGCGGCCGAGTCCCGGCGCGCGGAGTTCGACTCACAGCCGGCCCTTCCGCTCGACGCCAGCCGCGACGATAGTGCCGCCGCCGCAGAGGAAGTGGAGGCCGCAGAGGCGCCGCCGTTGATCCCGACGCCCCCTCCGGACCTGGCGGACCTCCCCCCTGCGGTGCGAGCCGCGTTGCTCGCCGAAAAGGGCAAGACGCCGCCGCCCTTCACTCGCGAAGCGCTGAACGAGGCGTTCGTCCAGGGGCAGAACACGTTCGCGGGCCGCCGCTCGTTCGACATCCACCTGGAGGCGGAGTCGGGCGCGCTATCGCCGGTGCAGACGCACGCGCCGGTCGGTTTGGGTTACAGGCGTGTCGCGCGCTGCGAGAAGACCGGCGGGCGGTGGGGCCTCCGGCTGATGGGGGGCTGGAAATGAAGGAGAAATCGACGCTGCGGCCGCTGGCCGAGATCCAGATGGCGCACGACACCCTGCGCGGGTTTCTGCTCGGGCACGTGCCCTTCGAACTGCCGGCGCACTGGCGCAGCGCCATGATCGCCAACGCGGACGTCCTGTGCTGGGTGCTGGGCCACGACCACAACGACACGTTCGCCAGCAACCTGGAGGCGCTGCGGGAGCGGGCGGAGGCGCTGGGGTTCTTCCTGGAGCCGACGGAGGAGGCGCCCGCCGCTGTGGCGCCTGCTACCAGCCGTGGTCTGGTCGGGCCGGACGGCGAGCCGCGCGACGACGAGGAGCTGGGGCGCGAGGTGAAAGCCTATGCCGCCCACCTGGGCGGGGGAGCAGGAAGCGTGCTTGCTGCCCAGGGTCTCCTCGCCGCCGGGAACGTGCTGGTGGGAGCGTGCATCACGGTCGGCAGCGACTCTGCCACGCTGACCGTTTCCGGCGTGAGGAACCCGGACACCGGGCAGCGCACGGAGGAGTGGGAGGTCCTCATCCGGCGGCGCGGCGTCGTCCACGCGCCGAGACCCGACACGCCCGAGCGCAAACGGGGGAGGAGGGTGCGGCGGCCATGAGCGCTCCGGCCACAGCACCGCCGCCCCCGCCGGAGATCACGCTGCCGGGCGGCACGACGATCCGGACGGTGCGCGACGAGACGTACACCTGCGGCCTGATCTTCCTTCTGCCGGACGGGCGCGCCGCCGCGGTCCAGGCGACCATCTTCGGCTGCAAGTTAGTGGTCTCCGGCGAGGGGTGTTCCGACCTGCGCCAGGGCTATGCCGACGCGTGGTGCTACCAGGAGCAGTGGCGGGCGCTCTGCGCGCTGCTGACCTGGATCGATGATGGGGCCCTCGACGAGCCGACCGACTGGCATCGGCATCCGGGCACGGGCCGGTACCGCTACAAGGGCGACCCGGCGCGCCCCTACGACCATTCCGAAGCGGGCCGGGAGGCCCACGAGCGCTACCTGAAGGAGGACCCCGATGGCGCCCGATTCGACTGACGCTGCCCCTGCCACGGCCCCTGCCACGGTCCTGCGATTCGTATGCCCTTCCTGTAAAGGGAGGGGCGGTTCGTTCGGCATCTCCGCCCTGCTGGTGACCTGTGAGCTGTGCGGGGGCCAGGCCTTCGTTGACCAGGCGACGCTGGACCGCTACGGCGAAGGGCAGCGGCTGCGGACCGACCGAATGCGCCGGGGGCTGTCCGTGCGCCTGGAGGCCGAGAGGCTGGGGATATCGCCGTCGCAGCTGACGCGCATCGAGGCGGGATATGAGGCGATGCCACGGGCCGGGGAGCCGGAGAATTGACGCTCGATGTCCGCTCCGACTCTGACCGCCAACGTCATCCCCGCGCGGACGCGGAAGCGCCGCCGTCGGGCATTCCGGGATGCCGAGGGCAGCAGCGATCCGGACTCAGCCGCGGTACTCCTGCGCGCGGACCTGTCGCCGCTGATCGGCGCGACCGTGCAGGTGACGGTCTGCGTCGCCGGGCAGCGCACCCAGTACCGGGGCCTGCTCCGGAGCCTGCTGCCGGGCGCGGAGAAGTCGGGCAAGGGGCGAGGGCTGGTGATGGAGGGCGCGTACACCCCCTCGCGCGAGGTGGGCGAGCTGACCGTGGCCCTGAGATGGGTCACCAACTGCGTGGAGATCGGGCCGCTATGAGCGCTATGAGCATGATGACGGTGATCGAGGACGAGGGCGATGCCGAACTGCGCCGCCTGTACGGCTACCCGCCGGACGTGCCGCTCGTGTCCGTCGCGCTGGAACCGGACGAGGTGACCGTCGGCGATATCGTCTGCCCCAACTTCGACGGCTTCGACTTCGGGCGCGTCGTGGACGAGAGCACGCTCCAGGGCGCACCCGGTCCCGCCCGTTGGGACTGGTGGAAGGTGCAGCGGAGCGACGGCACGGTCTCCTACCTCCACAAGACCAACGTGGGTAAGGCCGTCGGCTGCCGAATGTTTGTGCCCACCAACCGGAAGCAGGGGGAACAGCCGGTATGACCTGTCTGACCTGGGCCATCGACTACGACGGCACGTACACGGCCGACCCTGCCCTGTTCCGCAGCCTGATCCGCTTCCTCAAAGGCCACGCCCAGGAGGTCGTCATCGTCACCAACCGGCACGCGACCGGCCCGCTCGCCGATGAGGTGCGCGAAGCTATCGACGCGGCTTTCCCCACCGGTCTGCCGGTGCAGACGTGGGGCGGCATCGCTCCGGCCTGGGCACCGCAGATTGTGTTCGCAGGCAACAGTGGGAAGCGGGAGGCCCTCGCCCGTCACGGAGTCGCCGCCGGGCCGGTGATCTGGGTCGATGACATGCCGGAAACGGTCGCGCTGATCCCCGCCCTGGCCTTCCTGGAGGGCCTGCCCGGCGAACCGGAGGACGAGGTGAGCGCTGATGAGGTCGCCCGGACGCAAGCGCACATCGCGGAACTGCGGCGGCGCGAGGAGCGGGTACGGCAGGCGGAGAGCCGGGCGGAAAGCCTGCTGGCCGTGATCCAGCAGATCGCCCATATCACCGAGGGTGCCCGCCCCTGCACAATGGCGGGGCGGGCATACGAACTTTGCGAACCGATCATCGACCCGCCGCAACTGGCGTCCGCCCCGCCGAACGATGCTGAGGACACCGACCGTGGCTGACCCCGCTCCCCAGACCACCACGCTGACGCTCTCGCAGGCACGCGCCGTCGGCGCCGCGCTCACCTCCCGCATGGCGCCGCTGTGCGAGCCGGGCCGCTGCATCGTCGCGGGCAGCACCCGCCGGAACAAAGACGGCCACATCAAGGACGTCGAGGTCTGCGTCATTCCGCGCCGGGAAGACCGCCTTGATCCCGCCGATCTGTTCGGCGAGCGCACCGTGAGCGTCAACCTCCTGCACGCCTGGGCGATGCGTGAAGCGCCGGACGAAGAGGGTCGGCAGTGCCCCGTCCGCTGGATCAAGCCGAACACCAACACCTTAGAGGACTGGCCGCCCGACCCAAACGGCAAATACTGGCGCGGCCTGGTCCGGCATACAGGAGTAGCCCTCCCGGTCAAGCTGGACGTGTTCCTCGCCACGCCCGAGAACTGGGGCTGCATCCTCATCATCCGTACCGGGTCGCGCGACTTCGGCGAGGCGCTGATGACGTTCGCCCGCACGCGCGGGATGCGCTTTGACGACGGTTTCCTGTGGCGTCAGGAGACGCGCCTGCTGTCTGCCGAGGAGAGCGATGTGTTCCGCGCGCTCGGGCTGGCCTACATCGAGCCGCCCGACCGGGTGAACGACCGGTCCCTCCGCAAGGCGGTCCTCACAAAAACCCAACGTGTTATCCCTACAGGAGGTGGGCGGTTGCCCAGAGTGAACACGCACCAATGCCATCCGTGAGCCTTAGTGGAACCCTAGCGGAGCCGCTCCCACCGTCCACTAAGCTCCTTCCCCGACATCCCCCGACCGAGGCCGACGAGCCGTGGGGGCCAGCCGACGACGCCTCCATTCCAGCGGGAGCGCTGCTGGTCAACGGCAAGCTCGTCGCCGCCGCTTCCTTCGACTATCCGCCGGACGACTCACGGCGCCTGTTCGACGCGCTGCCCGGCGCCTCCCGCGAGACCATCGCCAACATCGTGTGTGGCTGTGCGGTCGGCCAGGGCTGCGACAAGCCCGAATGGCTGCCGATCCTGCGCGCTATCCTCCTGCACGCCCGTCCGCACTCCAACCGCGTGTGGCCCAGCGCCCACCGTGTCGCCGAGTACCTGAAGGCCGAGGCGCTGCGGCTGGGGCGGTCTATTGCGGGACTGTCGGTCACCACCGTCAAGCGCGCCCTGCGTTATTTCCGCGAGGAGTTCCCCCTCCTGCGCCTGATCTCCGACGTTGCCGAGCGACTGCGCGGTCCGGGCGAACACGACTGGCTCGATGCGGGCGGCCAGAAGGAGGGGAACGGGCCGGTCAACCACTACGACGCGTCGGCGGTGCTCCACATCATCGACACCGATATCGTGCTCGCGTTTGAGGCGCTGCGGGCCAGCTTCAGCACCGAGGAGATCGCCGCAGCGCTACCACGTCGCGCACGCTCACGGGCCGTCATCGCCGGGCGGCTGGCGACGCTGCCGCCTGCCGAGCCGCCACGCGACCTGGACGAGCAGACGGGCGATCCCTACGACGAGGACAGCCACGAGGCCGCGGCGCAGAAGCGCCAGGCGCAGGCCCGCGAACTGCGCGGCCCCGACGTGGACCGTGTTGAGCGCACCCGCCGGAAGAGCTACAGCGAGACGCCGCCACCCGGTCCGCCCCGTTCACCTGGACCGCCGCCTTCAGGCGCATCCGATCAAGTTCCGGCAGATCCGCAAGGGCCGGGGGAGATTACTCCCCCGGCCCTTTCTTCCGAAAATCCCGCAGGTTTATTGATAACACCACACGGGGGAGGGTCCCCCCTATGTAGTGTCAACGATACAAAAAGCGGCGAAGGGGACCGCCCCGAACCGCCCCCGGAGCCGGGGCGCGGACCCGGAGTCGATGGCCCAAAAATGGCCCGCATAAATATAAGGGAATGCGTCCCGGCGGGCGGAGGTGGAAAACCGGCGGCGAAGCAAGCGGACAAGGGCGCAGACGAAGCCGCCAAGATGATGCGACGGCACCCGCTGTTTCGCGAGTTGCGCAAGCTGCGCTACCCCGTCACCGGTGAGTCGTTCGGGCCAGGACTGGAGAGGCTATGGCGCGAACACGGCGAAGCGCGCCTGGCCGAGGTCAACGGGTACCGCCTGTGGCTCCAGCAGCATACGGGGGAGAAGTACGGTCCGGGCTGGTTCACGCGCACGGTGCAGCAGTGGGCGGGGCCGACGGGCGGGTACGCCGAGCACCTCCAGCGGCAGCGGGCGCGGCGGCTCGTCGAGGCGCAGGAGGTGGCCGAGGGCGGCAACGCGCAGGCGCGGCAGGTTGTGTCGGCGCCGGACCGCAAAGTGGCGAAACAGGCCGCGTCGGACGCCCTGGATGCGGAACTTTCGCGCATCGAGCGGGAGGAGCCGGAGCGCTGGGACGCACTGCGGTCGCTGGCGATGAAGCGAATGGCGCCCGGAATCCGCTCACATCCGGAGCGCCCTGCGTTCGCGGCTATCGTCCTGACCACGGCTCGCGCGGTGCTGCGGGGGGAGATTGCCGAGCCGCGCGCCGTGACGCCCGGCGATGGGGGCAGCAGCCCCGCAGAGGCGCGTGGCCCCTGATCGCATGTCTCCACATGTCTCCGGACGATAGAGAACCGACGATAGCGACCGGCGAAAGGAGAAGCGACGCCGATGGATGCAATAGCCGCAGCACTGACGCTGCGAAACTTGGTCAACGTGATGCTGGCGGGTTTGGCCTGGCTGGCGGTCGGGTGGCCGCTGGCGCGGTGGGTGTGCGCCCGGCTGAAGGCGCGCCGGCAGGAGCAGGAAGGGGTCGCTGCGCGTGAGTTCGGGCGCCAGTACCTGACGCCTCCTCCGCACAATTTGGGGAGATAGGGGGACCCGATGGCGGACGATACCTGCTGGCAGTGTGGCGGAGACGGGCACCTCGGGAGCGCCTGCATCGACGACATGTGCTACGGAGGCGACATCCCGTGTTGCCACGGCGAAGAGGACGCGATCCGCTGCGACGTGTGTAGCGGCAAGGGCAGGCTGCCCGATGACGGGGATGACGACGACGACGCTGGGATGGAGCTTGCGGACGACATGTTCGAGATGGACGAGGCCACTGTAACACAGCGCTTGGAAGCTATGGGCGTCACGGAAAAAGACCTCGAACGCATCGGGGAGAACGCTGTCACCCGCGTGTTGGCACGAATATCGGAAGACGAGCACGTTCACGCAAGCGTGAACCCGGAAAAGGAGGGGCCACTTTGATTCAGGTGGAGCAGACGATCTTCGCCCCACCGCTGGGCAACTGCTACGCGGCTTGCGTCGCCTCGATCTTCGAGGTGCCGCTCTCGGCCGTCCCGCACCCGACGGCCGACGAGGGCACGGACAAAGACGGGTGGGCGCGGTACACGGCGCGGATGCACCGCGAGTTCTTCGTTCCGCGCGGCCTGGCCGAGATAACGTTCCCGGCGCCCGACAACCGCTGGCATCCGATGGGCTACGCGATCCTGGGCGCACTGTCCCCGCGATTCGAGGGCGAACTGCACGCGGTGGTGACCCTCGACGGCAGGATCGTTTGGGACCCGCACCCCGGCCGTGATCAGGAAGTGGGTGAGCGGAGGGACTGGACCATCTTTTACGTCACCGATCCCGCAGAGAACGAGTTCATCCGCGCCGCGCTTGCCGACCGGCCACGTCGGAAGGAATGAGATGAAAGACATCAGCCCGGTGAAGGCGCGCAAACTCGTCGAGGCCAGGGAAGCGGGCTATTACGCCCTATCGCCGGTCGCGGGCGGCGCGGCCGAGAACGAACCGCACGAGCAAGTTCACGCAAGCGTGAACGGGCAGATCGTCGTCCTGGTCCGTTGGCGGCTGCGGGCGCCGTACGACCACCTGGTCAGTTTCCGTTACTTTCTGTGCGCCTCGTGGGAGATCGCCGAGGGGATCGCCGACGACGGCGGTCCGCCCGGAAACGGCATCGGACTCTGCCTGGCCCGTGAGCAGGCGGACCGCGACGCGCGCGGTCCGCTTCCCGCTACGGAGGAGGAGGCCGTCGCGCTGCTGCGTACGGGCGACCCGTGCCGGATCGGGCCGCTGCTCGAACCGGCGCGGTACCTGGAGGACGGCTGGGGGTTCGGGCTGTCGGCGAGCGGCCGCTACGGACACCTCGCCGAAGCCTATCCGCCGAATGAGTATGTCCTCAACTGCAAATTGGTGGGCGATAAAGACTTGCGATGCTACCTCGATGCGCGCCGCGAAATGCTCCAGGAAGCCGAAGCGGAGGGCAGAGAGCGCAAGCCGCGCAGTTGGTCGGCGGCAGGTCCAGCCTACTATCGAAGGGTGCCGGTCCGGGCAGCTCCGGCGCAGTGTAGTTCTAGCGAGCAGGCGAAACAGGGAGGGGACTATGCGGCAGGTCAGTGAGGGTGAGGGGAGGGCGCTGGTGCAGCGGGGGGAGGCCGGCTACTACGCCGTAGACGCCGAGAAGGTGACTGTCCACGAATGGCATACCGTGGTGAAGGCGCAGGGCCGGTTCTACCTGTGCGGCCCGGAGGAGATCCAGGTCAAGCTCGTAGACAAGAGCGTTCCGATTGCCCCGGTCGGCGACGGCGGGCTGATGCTCTGCGCGGCGATGCACACCGTCGAGGTGGACGAACACAGCGCCATCGGGCGACTTTTGCAGCGGGACCTTCACGAAAAGCGACGACGGAGGTGAAAACGTCTGTGAAAACCTCGGACATCACCGCGCGGCACGAATATGCCGCGTACGGGCAGGTGCTGCTGTCGGGCAGCCGGTCGGAGCCGTTTACCGAGATATGGCCGCCCATGACCTTCGAGCAGGCGAAGCGGAAGGTGGACGCGTTCATCGAGATCGCGAAGCAGCGCGAGGGATACCGCGGCATCAGCATCACGGCGCGCACTAATCGGAGCGACGGGACGATATCGGTCATCTCCAAAACGGTGTTCGCATGATAGACCTGCGCTTCCGGCCCTACGACGCCTGGCCGCACCAGAACACGCCCCGGCGCATCAACGGCCCGTTCAAGATCGCCTACCTGAACGCCCTGAAGCACCTGGAGACGGAGCTGAAGCACGTCGGCGCGAAGCAGATCGTGATCGCCACCGGGCACCGCAAAGACGAGATCCGGCAGGACGGGTGGCCGCGCTCGACGGCCAAAGACCCGACGCACCCCGGCGTGATCGTCTTCTTCGACAGCAAGCACGGCCCGCTGTCCTTCGACTGCGACACCTACCGGGACTGGCGTGACAATTTAAGGGCGATTGGCTTAACGCTCGAAAACCTGCGCGCAGTCGAGCGATACGGCGCGACCAAGCGGGGCGAGCAGTACAAGGGATTCGCGGCACTGCCGGCACCCGATGCCCAGGCACCCGAGCCGCGGCGCGCGGCAGCTTTGGTTCTCCTCAAGGCGGCGGGCTGCAACCTGACCGAGGAGAACGTCGAATACGTCCTGTCGGTACCGTCAGCCTGCAAGAGCGCTTATAACCAGGCCGTCCGGCAGACGCACCCGGACCACGGCGGCACGACGGAAGCTTTCCAGTCAGTGCGGGATGCGTACGCGCTACTTCAGCAGTAGTACAGTAGTTTTGTAGTAGGGGAAACAAACACCATGAACGATACGACAGTTCCGATTCCGGAATTGACTCCAGTCATCTCCTTCGGTGTGTCCGGCGTCGGCGGCAGCAACGCGCAGTTCGCGCCGCCTTCGATCAATGTAAAGGCGGAGGACAGATGCTGGGAGATCTACCGCGAGGGCACGACAGCGGGGTATCTGTGCCGCCGCTGCCAGAGGTTCTTCTATTACCGGCAGGACCACCAGTGCGTTGAGATGCTTGCGCCCTATTACATGGTGCGCGACCTTTACAAGGCCCAGGCGGACCTGCTGCGGCGCGTCACCGAGTTGGAGGAAGCCGTCGGCCTGGTCCCGCCCGGCGGCGGCGCGCACTTGTGACCAAGGGCCAGTTGAAGCGACTGGCAGCACTGCGGGCGCAGGCACTCGGCGGTATCGCGACACCGCCGCGCCTTACGCCGCAGGACGAGGCCGCATTAGAGAGGGCATACATGAGCGGTGAAGTGTCGACGGGGCTAGTGCAGTGCCCGGCGTGCCTGGGGGCGAAGAACTCGATGCAGTTCCGGATCGGCGACAGGGCGGCCGGCACGGAGACCGGCTGGAAGGCGGAACCGTGCGCGGAGTGCGGCGGGAAGGGCGAAGTCACGCCCGATCGCGCCGCCGTAATTGAGGAGACGCTGCGCAAGAGCATCGAGGAGGCGCAGACGCAGATGAAGACTTCCGGAATGCCGTGGGCGGGCGGGGAGAAGGGCCTGTGATCGCTGCTGCTGCGGCGCCGACCGTCTTCCTGGCGATCTCAGACATCCACGGCCAGGTTGATGCGTTCCCGCCGGACTCGCTTCCAGACCCCGCCTGCGTCGACGTGGTGCTGCTGGCCGGCGACATCAGCGAGGGCGGCCTTCGAGACCAGCGCGGCCTGGCCCGCGTCAACGACTGGATGCAGCGCATGACGGAGCGGTACCGCTGGGTGTATTGGGTCCCTGGAAACCACGATCACGGGGTCGTGCCCGACTTCTGGGACCGCTCCCCTGAACGACGGCCGCCGTGGTGTATCGGCCTGGACCGGCGCGTGTCCGGCCATGACGACTATATGTACGTCGGGTGCAGCCTGTCCACGTGCTTTGACTTCCCCGAGCTGGCGAGGACCTGGTGCAACATGACGGCCTCGGAAGACGAGGACCGGCGCCGGTGGGAGATTCCACCGCCCGCGCAGATCGTGCTGTCGCACTCGCCGCCGCTGAACTGCTGCGACCAGGCCACCGGCGGCAGGTACATCGGCAGCCCCGGCCTGCGCGACTACATCCGGCGCTACGAGCCACGCCTGGTCGTGTGCGGCCACGTCCACGAAGCCGCGGGCTACGGAGTCATCGGGCGGACGCCGGTCTTCAACGTGGCGCGGAACGCCGTGCTGATCACGCTGCATCCGGATGGCAGTGTGGAGTGGGAGGTTGACCGCAAGTCCATCTGGGGTGGGCAGACGCGCGGGCGTATCTGGTCCGGGACGGAGGAGGCCCGCATCGATGGCGCTGTCTGAGACGGACACGGGCGTGCCTGCCCACCCTGCGACCGCTGCGCTGGCACGGGTACTTGTGGGCGACGTGGACGGCGCGCTGAACGTCCTGCGCGACGCCTCGCCCGAGGAGCGGGACCAGGCGCGCACCGCGGCCCTCACCCTGTACGCGCTCGCAGGCGAGCCGGGCCAGAAAGGACTGGCGCGCATCAAGCTCCTGCACACCGCGATGTGGCTGGGAAGAGAACCCACCCCCGCCGAGATCGCCGCTACCTGCGGAGGAGGGACGGCGCCGCATGTCCCCTGAAGGTGAACCGGACGAGGCCGACCTGGAGGCGTTGTATCACTTCCTGGCTTCCGGCCCCGGCGACGAGGCCGTGACCACGGCGCCAACGGAACGGCCCTTGACCCTCCCGGAGCTGAACCGCGCACTGCTTGCCTTCGCGGGAATGATGGTGGCCGCCGACCGCGAGCGCATCGACCTGGCGCGGTGGATCCTGCGCTCGAAACTGCGTCTCGTGCGGGAGAAGGGGGGCGAACCGAACCTGATGTTCGTGCGGCCGGAGTGGGAAACGTTCTTCCGGGAGGCCGCGGAGGAGAGCCTGCTGACGCTGCGAACGTCGCGGTTCTTGCCGAAAACCTGCCTGTTTCTCCTGATGGATACGCCACCCGACGTTTTGGGGTGGCACTGGCAAACACCTAAAGGGAGGCCCCGGCCCCTGTGACCGACCTGAGGGAAGACGCGCTGCGCATCGAGCGTGCGCTGGTGGCCAGCGCTGCGGGTTATCTGCTGCCCCTGGCCGAAGCGCGACGCTTGCAGGCGACTATGGATTCGTTACCGCCGCACCGGTGGACCTGTTTCGGATTCTGCTACCGCTGCGGCGTCAGCCTAGAGGCTCAGGAGCGGGGCGATGTTTTGGCCGTTTGCACGAGCGTGATCGGCGTCGCGCTGCCTGCGCTGCGGCGTTCGCCCGAGGCACGATCCTGAGCAACACCAGCAGTAGGGGCGATGACTTGACTCGGCCGTCGCGCCCCGATGGCCAGCCCGCCATTGTGCTAGTCATCAACGGTATGGACGGCCTCCGACGCTCGGTGGAGGAAATGCAACGGGCGATGGCGGCCCTCGCCCCGTTGCTGACCCACGCCCTGCCGGAGATGTTTGCCGCCGTTCACGCGGAGGGAGTTCGCCGGGCGGCATGGATCGCCGACTGGAAAGCCTTCCGCCGCGACCGGGAGGCGAGGCGGGCGCGGGCGCGCGATGAGCGGGAGCGCTGGTATTGCCGGGAATGCGGGTGGCGGCGGCCGGAGCACTCGCCGGATTGTCGGTTCGTCGCCTGGCCGGCGCAGCAGGTCCGGGTCAGGAACTACCTGGGGCGGATGGTGCCGGAGGAAGCGGGCTGCCTCCGGGAGGTGGAGTACCGGCTGGTCATCGAACACCGCGCGCCTCGCTTCCAGCTGTACGATGTGGCGGACGTGATCCCTGACGCCCCCGACGCGGAAAGTCACCGCTGGATCGACGCGCTGCGCGCCAAGATCGAGAGCGGCGACGCGGAGCGGCTAGGGGTCGCCCCGGAGGGGCACCCCGACGTACCTTTAACGCCCCGCGGAGCAGGCGCCAGCGACCACCACGCGGCGCCGCGTCCGCCGGGCGAACACGCCGGAATCGGCGAGGGGCGAGGGCCGCCGGTGTCAGTAGGAACCAGGCGTCTTCCCGAACGGGACGTACAGGACCGGTGACGGTGTCGGCGTCACCGCCTTAGCAGGTTAGCAGGAGCGGCTGGCTTCAGGTGAACCGGTAGAGCGCTCGGGATCTGGCGGACCGCTTCCTGCGTCTGCGAAATCATCCGATGGGTCGCCCAGGTTGCCGCGCAATATCGCACCGACAGGACCACTAGCCCGGTCAGACAGTAGGTGAGCAACCTGCTCGCTGGCCGCCCACTACAGAATACGTTCAATAGCCAACAGACAAAATTCATAAACATACAGATGAGGACGCACCGCCTCGTCTGCGGTTACGGCTGCCGAGCGGTTGAGGAGACCAATCACGTAGTTCTACGTGCGCGCCACAGTCGCGCCACAGTACGGTCTCGAAGTTACGTAACCGATATTATCGGACGATAGCAAGCAGGCTTAAAGAGAGGTTCGACATGTCCCACCGTATCGAGATCGCGAACGACTTCTCCCGCTACCCGTGCGGAAGGTACCGGGACGACGGCGAGTTCTCCGCCGAGCGGTTCCGCGACGACCTAATCGTGCCGGCGCTGCGCGCCCACGGTGCCGTGACCGTTAACCTGGACGGCACCCTCGGGCTGGCGGCCTCCTTCCTGGAAGAGGCGTTCGGCGGCCTGACGCGACTGCCGGAGATGGCCGCGGTCGATCTGCCCCGCGCCGTTACCATCGAGACGACAAACGACACCGTGGCCGAGATCGTGCGGAGCCTGCTGCGAGGTCGCCTCAGATAAGCTGCGTCCGCAAAACCACACAAAACTGACGCGAGACTGACGCGAGACTGACGCGAGGCGGAGACAATGCCCCAACCCGACGACATTACCGAAGCGGAACTGGTTCAGTGGGAGGCCGAATGGCTGGAGGGCCTGGCGAACGACCCGCCCGACGAGTGGGACCGGCTCACCGGCGGCAGGGATAAAGAGGCGTGGCTGTGCGGCTCCTGGCTGAACGCCCGGCTGGCCGCGGCGGGCTGCCCGCGCGACATCGCCGAGCAGATCTGCTTCGCCAACGGGCAGATACGGTCCGCGGCTGGGGGCGACCCGTGGGAGCCGACGGTGCGCGCACTGGCCGACTGGCGGGAGCGGGGCTTCTGGGAGCGCCCCGGCCCCGAACTGGCGGCGCGGCTGGTGCAACAGTACGGCATCCCGCCGCGCATCGTGTCCGCCGTCCGGGCGTTCGGGCCGCAACGGGCGAAGGAACTGCTGCGGTCCCTGCCCCGTATCGAGGTGCCCGGTCGCGCGGGGCGACGGCGGCACTGACCACGCAGGTCACGGGTCGCCGTCGCCGTCGGCGGATAGGTACGCGCCTGCCGCGATCCCACGCAGGATCCGCCGCACCGACAGGAGGTTTTCGTTCGCGCTGGCGCCCTCCGGGGCGGTGAGCCAGATGTCGATACCGCGCACGATGGCCTCGGCCTGCCCCGCCTCCAACTCACGTGCGACGGTCATCCGCTCGCCGCCGTGCGTCACCAGTCCGACACCCTTGCCCTCCGGAGCGCTGGCCGAGTAGGAGGCAACGGCGGACGCCACCACGCGCCCGCCGTCTTGCAGGATCAGTACCTTCATGCGTGTATGCGTGTCACCCCGCCGTGTCAGTACTCGTCCGGCAACAGGATCGTCGTCCGGCTCCTGTCGGCCTCGGTGATGACCCAGATGCGGCCGACGTTGTCGCGCAGCGTGTACGCCGACAGGATGCGACCCGCAGGATCCCCGCAGGCGGCCTCGTTGGCGGCGCGGTCGTGCGCGTCCATTTCCGACCAGTCGCCGGAAACGTGCCGCCGGACCAGCAGCGAAAGCGCGGCCTGCGATTGGTGGCGGTAGCGCTCCTCCAGGAGGGCGACGGCGCCCGGCGTGGCGACCGTCTGTCCCAAACGGAAGCGCGGGCCACGGGTAATTGGCAGTTCGTGAGTTCTTCGCATCGTCTCTCCGGTTGGTGGGTCCCCTCTCCCGGCCTTGGGAGAGGGGGGATAGGCTCAGCGGACGTAAAGGGTAAATTCGGTCCCGTCGTTCAGGCCCTCGACGAGCCTGGTACCTCTGGTTCCGATGCCTGCCCGGTCGGTCGTCCGAACCGGCGTCCCCTGCACCAGGTAGACCGATGCCACCTCGAACGCGCGCCGGTGGTCGGGCGCGGTCCGGATGCTGGTGTCGGAGTCGTAGCGGTACCGCAGGTCGGTGATACCGTCGGCCCCCTCGCCGTAGCGGGCGACGGTCGGCAGGCTCAACTCCTCCCCGCGCAGGGTTTCCGTCAGGGCGTAGCCCAGGCAGCCGGACACCTGCGAAACCTCCGCATCGGTCAGGTGACGGTCGGCCAGGATGCGAATCTCAGTAAACGCCGCGCTCCCGGTGCCTGCGTTCGGCTGACATATCTGCACCCGCTTCCACGGGGCGGGCGGGGTCGGGAGGGAAGCGTTCAGCACGTTCACGGCGGCCAGGCTCAGCGCGGCCAGGCCGCTGACGGACGGCTGGCGGTAGAAGGCTTCGACGGCGGCCGTCATCCCCTCGCGGGGCGTGGGGGTCGATATGAGGGCCAGAGCGATTGAACACATGGTGAGAATGGTTCCTTTCACCGCATAAACTAGAAAATAATTCTAAAATACGGAACAGTAAATAGAATTATTTTCTAAATTGCACGGTATACTTTCAGTGGGGTTGACGCCCCGGCGAAGATTTCCAGGCCGACGCCGGAGCGGTCCCGAGGATCGGGACAAACCATCCTACCCCGCCCGAGGAGATAGGACGATGCTCATTCCGAATGCCCTGGAGGGCACGGCGACCGCCGACCTCCTGAAGCGCATCGACGAGGCCGCCAACGCCCGCGGACTGTTCGCCAAACGCGTGTGGAACGCCAGCCGATACGGCGGCTCCGCCGTCTACTCCCTGTGGCGCGCGGACGCGCTGCTGCACACCCTCGATTTGGGTGAAGCGGAGGGCAAGACGCCCAAAGCTCGCTCGTACAAAAAGCTGGAGGAGTTCCTGCTGCGCGTCGAACAGGAGCCGGTGCTGGCTGCCGACGACCTGCCCACCCAGCCGCTGCCCGGCCCCTACCTGCTGCTGGACGACCACCGGACCCACCTGCACACCCTTGGCGTCCGCTGGGACCGCGACGGCAAGCGGTGGCTCGCCCCCAAAGCGAAGTTCGACGATGCCGTCGCCTACCTCGCCCCCCGCAAGTGCGTCAGCCTGGGCCGTCTCACCCGCGAGCACGAGGCCATCGTGAAAGCCATCGTGCCCGAGACCGCCCGCTCGATGAACAAGGACAGCTACGAGCACACAGTAATCGCTAAATACGTGGATCAGGTCCGCGAGTCGATCAAGCGCAATGACACCTGGGTCAGCCTGGGCCGCGATTTTCCGAAAACGGCGAACGACGAACTCTACACCTACGCTGGCGCGCGCTGGAACGGCAGTGGGTATTCGGTGCGCCTCGACGACGAGGCGAAAGCCCGTGAGATCATCGAGAAGCACCGGCGCCTGGAGGTTGAGCAGGAGGAGAAGGCGCGGCTGGCCCGTCTGGCGGCGGTCGCGGCGGAGAAAGCCGCCGGCATCATCCGCTGGCGTGAGGGCGAGGGCTACGGCGGCGAGCGCCTCCCCGAAGGCGAGCTGGTGTTCCGCGCCCCGGAACCCGGAGCGGAGCGGCGCTGGTACGTCGTGACCGAGTGCCGATCCTCCTATTTCCGCGAGGACGGGATGAGTTTCGGCGTCGGTGACGATCAGGGCTACGTGTTCGATTTCGTCGCCCGGCCCGCGACCGACGAGGAGGCCGCTCCGGCCGAAGCCGCGCACCGGGCAAGGCAGGATGCGTTCCGGCAGCGCGCGGAGGACCAGGAGCGCCGCCGCCGGGAAGCGCGCGAGTGGGCCGCCACTCACCTGGCCGGAGTAGTCGCCACCCCCACTCTTCCCGAGGGCGTCGTCGTTGGCCCCCTTGTTTGGGAGCCTGCATTGCGCGTGGCGAGCGACATCGCCGGGACGCTGGGCGACGACGGCATCGCGTACGACCAGGCCGTTATCACCGAAGGCGTCCACGCCGGGGCCGTGCTGTACCGCCAGACCGCCTCCCACAGCGACTACGACAGCACCACCTATTACGTCCCGCCCGCCGTCGAGGAGGCTGCGGTGCGCGCCGAATGGGAGCGCGTCAGCAGCCGGGCGGGCGACGCGCAGGCTGCGGCCGTGTGCCTGATCGAGCTTGCCTACCGCGACCGCGAACAGGCGAAAAAAGACGCCGGGGACGCCTCCGCCCATCCGGGCCTGGCCGAATCCGCACTGGTCCGAATGGCGGAGGTGGTCGGCGCGGAGGAGCTGGCAGCCCTCGCACGGGGCGGTGACGGCGGTGACGGCGGTGACGGCGGCGGCGGCGTGTGTCGCCTGTACGCGCACTACTCCAACGTCCATTACCACGGCATCGACGAGGCCGCCGCGGCCTACGGATTCAAGATTGAGTTGATGACCCAGGAGTCAGGGGCGAACCGCTTCACGGGCGCCGCCGAGGGGCGCGAAGCCGAACGGGAAGAACGCGAAATCCGCCGCCGGCTTCCCGAGGATGTCGTGAATGACTCACAGCTCCATTATTCGATCTGCCGTGACACGGACGGGCGCCGCCGGTGGGTGCGGGTGATGGTTTTCCGATTTATCGACCGCTGGCTGCCGCTCGACGAGGTGCTGGCGCTTCCCCCGGTCCGCGCCGTCCACGAGCAGGGCGTGATGACGCCGGACGAGCAGCGCGCCCTTTTGGAGGCGCGCGGCCACGCGGGCTGGTCGCCGCGGCGTATTACGCTCTTCCCGGACGGGCGGCGCGAGTTGGAGGCGACGCACTACAACGCGCAGACCAAACTGATCGAGACCGTAACCCTCCCCCTGCCGTCCGAGAATGCCCCGCTGGGCAGCGACGAGCGCGCCGACCTGGGCGAGCAGTTGATCGAAGGCGGGGCGCGGCTCCAGGAGCGCGAAGAGCGGGAACGCGCGGAGCGGGAGCGAGCGGCGGCGCGCAAGCTGTACCAGCGTCCCACGTTGGAGCGGGTCGTGTCGCGGCTGGTCCTGGAGCGGCGGGAAGACGACCGGTCCAGCAGCGGCGAATGGGCCGAGGTGGCGCGGGCGGTGTTGCAGCACGCCGACGGACGTGAAGAGGTGGTGTACACGGCCGCGGAGGGCTGGTGGCATCGCGGCGGCGAGGACGCGGACGCCCATGAGACCGTCACCGTCCACGACGGCGAGGCCCAGGCCCGCGCGGCCGTCGGGCTGCCTCTTCCCGGCGCGAACCGGCGGCAGCAGTCGGGGCGGAGGCGTTAATGTACGGCACGCTCCGTTTGGAGGATATCGGCGCGGACCACGGCATGATCCGCCTGTCGCGTCGGCTGACGGCCGCGTTCGGGACCGAGGGGCATGCGATTTTCTACAACTCGATGCGCCCGCGGCCGTGGGTCGCTCGGATCACGGGGCGGGACGAGCGCTACGGTTACGCGCGGCAATTCATGGATTTTCAGCGTGACTATTCCCGCGCCAACTCGACCGGCTCGCGCGGGGTGTATCTGTGCTACGCGCTGCCGCCGGGGGTGTACCAGGTCAAGCAGTTCCTGTCCTGGCGCTCCTGCCGACGGTACTTCTGCCGCGTCGAGCCGGACGGGACGCTGAGCGAGATCACCCAGGAGGAGGTGGACACGTGGCTGGACCAGAGTTGCCAGAACTGCCAGGATTACCAGAATTGATTATCGTCCCGGACAGCGCCGATCCGTCCGAGTCGCTGCGACTGCTGGGAGGAGCCACGCGAACCTCTGCGGCGGCGGTCACGAAACTGCCGCTGGGCATCAGTGTCCTGGCGGCCGCCCGGCAGCGGATCGCGTGGGTGTTCGACACGTTTCCGCGCATCTACCTGTCGTTTTCGGGCGGTAAAGACTCGTCGGTCATGTTCCACCTGGTCATGGAGGAGGCGAAGCGCCGCCGGGATGCGGGCGAGACCCGCCGCCGCGTGGGCGTGCTGTTCGTGGACCTGGAGGCGCAGTACCGGCTCACCATCGACCACGTGCGCGAGTGCATGGAGATGTACGCGGACCTGATCGAGCCGTTCTGGGTCGCCCTCCCGCTGCACCTGCGCAACGCCGTGAGCGCGTTCGAGCCGCACTGGCTGTGCTGGGAGCCGGGCCGCGAAGCCGACTGGGTGCGGCAGCCGGAGCCGGGCAGCATCACGGACGAGGGGTTCTTCCCCTTTTTCCGGCGCGGCATGGAGTTCGAGGAGTTCGTGCCCAAATTCGGGGAGTGGTACGGACAGGGCAAGCTGTGCGCGTGCCTGGTGGGCATCCGCACCGACGAGAGCCTGAACCGGTGGCGCTCGCTCGCCGGGGGGCGGCGCGGCAAGGCCAAGGCGACGCTAGAGGGCAAGAAGTGGACGACGTGGGTCGGGGATGGCGGCGGCTTCCTGTACAACGTGTACCCCGTGTACGACTGGCGCGTGGAGGACATCTGGACCTACCACGGCAAGACCGCCCTGCCCCACAACCGGCTCTACGACCGCATGCACCAGGCGGGGCTGACGCTCTCGCAGATGCGCATCTGCCAGCCGTACGGCGACGACCAGCGGCGCGGCCTGTGGCTGTTCCACCTGATCGAGCCGGAGACGTGGGCGCGCATCGTGGCCCGCGTCGCCGGGGCGAACGGCGGCGCGCTGTACGTGCAGGAGCGCGGCAACGTCATGGGCTATGACAAGATCAGCCTGCCCGACGGTCACACCTGGGAAAGCTTCGCGCATCTCCTGCTCGACACCATGCCGCCCGCCACGGCGGAGCACTTCCGCAACAAGATCGCGGTCTTCATCCGCTGGTGGACCGTGCGCGGATTCGAGAACGGCATCCCGCAGGAGGCGGACCCGAAACTGGAGGCGGACCGGAAGGCGCCCTCGTGGCGGCGCATCTGCAAGGTGCTGCTGCGCTACGATTACTGGTGCAAGGGGCTGACGTTCACCCAGCACAAGAGCGAGAGTTTCGAGCGTTATAAAAAGATCATGAAAAACCGGAGGCAGCGATGGGGGCTATTCTGAGCGATCCGAACGATCCGAACGATCTGAGCGACCAGAAAACAGCGGCGGCGGCTCGCCCGCTGGTCGTGGACGAGGAGCGCCCGGCGCTCTTCTGGTACCTGATGGGTCCGCACTTCGCCAGCGAAAAAACGCGGCGCGAGATGCCGTACCTGGCGGACCGACCGGGGCGCTTATGGGTCGTGGTTCCCGGCGCGGATGAGTATGCTGCGGCGCGGGCATTCGCGTGCGCCGACCCGGGCGAAGACGCCACCTTGCGGGAGGTGTGGGCGGACCGGGGCGAGGAGGAAGCCGGGGCAGAGGCGGCGCGGACCGCGCTCCAATATCTGCTCTCGACCGGCGCCCTGCGCGTGCGCGCCACGGTTAAAGGCCGCGCGGTCGGGATGCTGAAGACGGCGGGATTCGTGGAGTACGGCACGAAAGGCAGCTACACCCTGCTGGAGGCGCGCCCGTGAAAACGCCGAAGACATCTCCTTCCCCACCCTCGCCCTCTGCGCTTCCTCCGGTGGGGCTGATCGGCCGCTCCCTGGTGGAGCAGGCGCGGGAGATGGCCGCGCAGGTGGCCCACCTGGAGCCGCTGGAGCGGGTCGCGGTACTGAACGAGGTCCGCCAGGCGCTGCACGCGGTCAGCCCGCTGCGCGACGAACCCGTGGACTGCGTGCTGTGGCTGCCCGCCGCTGCCGTCGAGGCCAACGACTATAACCCCAACAACGTCGCCCCGCCGGAGATGCGCCTGCTGGAGCACTCCATCCGGGAAGACGGCTACACGCAGCCCATCGTGGCGTGGCGACCCGACCCGGAAACGCAGACCCGCGAGGTGGTGGACGGCTTCCACCGCAACCGCGTCGGGCGCGAGTGCGCCGCCGTGCGTGAGCGGACGCTCGGCCTGCTGCCGGTGACGACCGTGAACGACGGGCGCACCGACCGCACCGACAGGATCGCCGCCACCATCCGCCACAACCGGGCGCGCGGCAAGCACCAGGTGACGGCGATGAGCGAGATCGTGCTGGAACTGGCGCGGCGCAACTGGTCCGACGCGAAGATCGGGCGGGAGCTGGGGATGGAGCCGGATGAGGTGCTGCGCCTCAAACAGATCAGCGGCCTGGCCGAGATGTTCGCCGACCGCGAGTTCTCCGAGGCGTGGGAGATCGGGGAGGCCACCGGGGAACCGGCGGCAGCGGCGGCGGCAGCGGCGGCAGCGGCGGCGGCAGCCGAATGAAGCCGCGCCGCTACCCCGACATCCTCCCCGACGAGCCGCCGGACGACGGCACGCCGGTGGAGGCCGACATCGTGACAGCCGTCGCAATGGACGAGCTGCTCGGCGACGCCGCCGCCTACGCCGTCACGTCGCTGCGGGAGATCCGGACGTTCATCCGCGACTGCGCGTTTTTCGGCATCGGCACTGACGCTCCCGACGCGCTGGAGCGGCTGCGCCGGGCGGAGACGGCAGCGGAGGACTACCTGGACGTCATCTATGGCCTTGTCTACGAGGAGGACTGAGTGGATAACGATATCGACGCCCTACTAGGCGGATCGGGGCAGCCGCCCCACCTGCACGAATACAAAGTCGGGGCACTCTATAATCCCGGCATCACGCGTTGGCAGGAGCGTGTTGCCTACCTGTATCGAGGCGGCGGGCACGAATTGGTGATGTTTCTGGACCGCCCCACGCCGGAGGAGGTCGAGGGGGTGCGGACCGGTCGGAAAGAGTTCGCGGTCGCGGTGGTCGGTCCTATCATCTTCTTTTTGTACCGGTTCGGTCGCCGCCAGGGGGACAAGCGCCCCGGTGACGCTATTCCGTGGGGCGACGCTCCCTTTTCGTGGTGGCTGCTGCCGGAGGCCGAGCGGAGCCTGCCGAACCCGGAGCCTACCGCGCCGGAGCGCCCCCTGCTGAGCATCACGCTGGTTGATGCCGCGACCGGGATCATCAAACTTCTTTCGGTCGTCTCTCTGGAGCCGGTCATGGCGGCGGCGCTGAACGCGGCGATCCGTGCCCAGGCGTCGGACGCGAGTTTCGACACGGGCGGCTATGATCGGGCGTTGCAGCAGGCGTACGGGCGCTACCCCGACTCGGCGGACCTGCTGAGTGTTCCAGGGGCCGTTCGCGGCGTTGGCGGCGAATAAATGACGAAAACCAGGAGTGGGGACGGCGGCGCACCGTTGAACGCCTACATGACGCACCGGGAGGCGGCGGCGCATCACGACGTCGTCCTCGCCACCATCTATAACGCCGTGAACCGGGGCGAGATCGCGACCGAAGAGGTGCTGGGCAAGACGGTCCTGCTCCGGTCCAGCGTGCTGGCGTGGAGTCCCCGCTCGTACGGTGCGCGGTCGCGGGGCGAGAAAGGGCGTGAGGAATGATGGCGAACACGCTGGCGATGCCGCACGGGATGTACTACGGCCTGACGACCTGGCACAAGCCGCACCGAGGAACCAAGCGGTTCCAGGGCCTGCCGATGTACTGGGTGTGCTCTGTACCGTATTCCGATGTATCCATCCAGGGACCGAACACCGCCGCACAAACAGAACAAACAGAAAAAGAAAAAGGCCCGCCCCCAGTTAGATTTAGGGGCGGGCCTTCTCCATATCAGGAGAGAGGTTAGGAGATCACACGTCTTACACTACCTCAGAAGCAGGCAAGCGGAAAGGGGCGACGGAGGGGCGGCGTTGAATTTTTCGCGTTCCCTGGTAGTGGACGCAGGTACTGACGTGTCCGGCTCGGAGGCTGGCCCGCTAAGGGCACTACCCCTCCTTTTGTGTCCGTCTCCGGTGCGTACACCCCCCGCGATCCCGAAGGGAACGATCCCCCTGCTGCGGAGCGCCGAGCAGGTAACTGAGGCCGCGGACACAACCGAATTGTAGCATCAATGGGAGGCGTGGGTTTCATCGTTAACTTTAACGATGAAACCCTGTTAGAACGACGTTCTAACGACGCTATTTGATGCCGCCCGCCTTCAGGTGCGTCACCAGTGCCGAGGCGAACGCGATGCGCTTCTCCCGGTCCAGCATCGCCGCCCGGTCGCGCGGGTTGTCGATGAAGCCCAGTTCTGCCAACGCGCAGGGGCCGACGAAGGAGAACACCGCCAGGCGGCTGTGCTGGCTCGCCGCTTCGGTCTTCAGCCCCCGGCTTTTCAGCCCATACGCGCCCAAGGCGCACGCCTGCACCACGGACGCGAGCCGCCGGTCACGCTCGTCCCGGTAGAACGTCTCCGTGCCGGTGGCCCGCCCATCGCCCGCGTTACAGTGGATCGAGAGGAACAGGTCACATCCGGCAGAGTTGGCGCGGGCGGCGCGCGTGCCCACCGGGTCCGGGTCGGTCTTATTGGTGCGCGTCAGGAACACCTCGATGCCCGCCTGGGCGCACAGGTACTTGATCGAGAGGGCGGTATCAAGGGCGATATCGGCCTCGTAAACGCCAGCGCTCTCCGCGCCGCCGTCGTATTTGCCGGGCGTCCGGTTGCTCATCCCGTGGCCGGAATCAAGGCAAATCTTCATGGTGGGGTGCCTTACTTGGTGGGTTCAGGGGCTAACTTGGTGGGTTAGCTTGGGGGGTTAAGTTAGGGGGTGTTGCTTGGGGGTGTGAGTCCACGCTAGCGTGGACTGGCGGGAAGCGGAGTGGCAAGGGTGATCGAGGCGGGGTCATCCAGGATGCGCCGGATGAACGGCCTCTGGTCGCCGTTGACGCCGTGCCCGACGGTCAGGGCGACCACGGCCTCGGCGAAGCCCTCGACGGCGTTCGTGCCGGCATAGGGGGAGGGCAGCTCGCCGTCGCGCCACGCCTTCACCCAGATCTGCTGCCACTCCTCGCGCTGCGCGTGGGTCAGCAGCCGGAAGTAGATGAGGTGCGCCCATTCGTGGATGGCATCCTTCTTGAAGTTGCTGCCCCTTTGGTCACCGACGAAGAAGATCCGGCTGACGCTCTCGCCGGTGACGTAGCGGTAGAACGCGCGCGACGTGGGCGGCAGGCTCGGGGCGATGCGTCCCATCTCCTCGCGCGTGATGGTGCGAATCTCCACGCGCTCGGTCGGCGGCGTCAGGTGGCGCGGGTAGGTCGAGAGGATGATTCCCGCCGCGTCCTCGGCTTGGCGGTCGCCCGCGGGGGTCGTGATCTCGCTCCGGTTCGCGGCGTCGCTCGGTCGGGAGTAATGCCCGCCGCTGCCGCCGCAGCCGGCCAGGGCGGGCACGGTCAGCAGCGCGATCAGGAGGCTGAGGAAGAGGGCGAGGTTACTGCGCTTCATCGGCGTCGCCCTCCGCTTCCGCTGTCTCCGCCGGTGCCCATTCCAGCTTCTTGGGGTTGCGGATGTAGCCGACGGCGGCGATCCCGGTCACCACCAGGGCGAACAGATGGGCGTTGGGCGCGGACGCGTGCAGGATGCGGGTGGCCGCCTCGTACACGGCCTCGTAGACCGCGCCCGCGTACAGCAGGAACTCTTTGAGGCGGAAGTCGCTGAAATAGCGCACGAGCAGGCCAGAGGCCAGAGTACGCGCTGCCTCAATCGTAGGGCGCATAGGGGACTCCTTTCGGGAGGAGGAGAGGGAAGAGGAGGTTAATGTCCGGTGTCCGGTAAGCGGATATCCGGCGACCGGACAGCGGTCAGGAGAGGCGCAGCGCGCCTTGTTTGGGGGGCGGGCCGTACTGCCAGCCGATGCTGCCGCACCATTCCGGCAGCGCGACCGGGCCGGAGCCGTCGGCGCAGTAGAGGACACGCCCCTGCTGGAGGCCCGATGGCAGCCACACCAGCAGCTTCAGTACCTGGCCGCCGGTGGGCACCACCAGGTCCGTCAGCGTCTTGTAGTCGCACGGGCTGGGGCGGCCGCCGCGCTTGGCCTGTATGAGGCAGGCGATATCGCCGCGTACCGCCATCACGTCCCAGGGGCCGTGGGAGGCCGCGCTGCGGGTGCAGGCGAAGCCGATGCCTTTGAGGGCGCGGACCAGGTGAATCTCCCCCTGGTACCCGAACTCGTACGGTGTGGCCTTTCGCGGCTGGCCGGTCTTTTTGTTCGTGAGCAGAGGAGCGGGCATTAACGGGCACCTCCAGATGCCTGCGGCAGCCGCTGAAGGATGAGCTTCACGTCGGCCTGGATAGTTTCCTGACCCCGCTTGATGTCGGTCACGTCCCGCTCGGTAGCGGTCTGCCGCGCCTCCATGACCGACATGCGCTCCCGGTCCTTGGCGTACCAGCCGGCCAGAGACAGCACGATGGTCAGGAGGGCGGCGAACACCGCGATGATCTTGCCGGTGCGGTCCAGGCCGCGCTCGGTGATGATAGGAGCATCCGCAGGGGCGGCGTTGATCGGGGTGACGGACATGACGCGGGGCTTTCAGGATCGTGGGAGAGGCTAGAGTGTCCGCTGTCCGGTTATCGAATATCGATAACCGGACAGCGGACAGGGGGATCAGCGCACCGAGAAGTAGCGCGGGAGCTGCATGGCCTCGCGCTCGGGCGCGGCGGTCGCCCGGACGAAGCGCAGGTAGTCGCCCGCGACGAGCACAACGGGAGTGTCCGCGCCGACCAGGATGCGGGCGCGCGTCGGGGATATCCACTCCATCGGCCGCCAGGTGAGGGCGCCCCCGGCAGCCGCCTGGAACGCGATCTCCACCGGATAGGCGGAGGCGGTGACGGCCTCGCCACGGACCGTGGCAGCGACCTGGAGGTACAGGTACCGGCGGTCGCTGGCGAGCATCACGTCGGGCGCGTCCCAAACGTAGGCGAAGTTCACGCTGTCATCACCCGCTGCGCCGAGTCCCAGTTTCTCCACAACGGCATCGGAGATCGCCTCGATGTCATCTTCGGTGACGCCGCCGCCCCCGGTCGCTACCAGGCTGCCGGTGAACTCGTTGCCGCCCGCGCCGAAGGTGACGCCGCTCTCCACGTCCGCGGCCGCCGGGAGGGTGACGGTGCCGACTGTCGCGCCCACCGCAACCCCGGCGAGGACCTGAGCGGGCGTCGGGACGGCCAGGCTGCCCACGGTCTGCGCAACCGAAGTCCCGAGGCGCACGTCGGCTGCCGCGGGTACAGCCAGCGTCCCCACGGTCTGCGCGACGGCTATTCCCGTGCGAACGTTGGCCGCGGAGGGAACCGCCAGCGTCCCGAGCGTCCCGTCGCCGCGGTCCACATTGAGGCGCACGTCGGTCGCCGGAGGCAGGGTGACCGGCTCGGCTCCCACCGTGGCGGTGCCCACGCCCGCGCCGTCGCCCGCGCCGTTGTAGGGGGTCGCCCGGTACTCGATCACATCCGCCGAGCCGGTGAAGGTCTCATCGACGTAGTTCACGACGTTGGAGGAGAGCACCGTCCAGCCGGAGCCGTCCGGGTTGCGCTCCATCCGCACGCCGGTCTGCCCCAGAACGCCCGTCACGTCGATGGTGATCCGCAGCCGCCCGTTGACGTAGGCGGGCGTCACCAGGACCGGGCCGGTCGGCGGCTCTACCGCCTCTACCAGCGTGTTCAGGACCGCGAAGATGATGTCGGCCTGGTCCTGCACCTCGGCATCGGTCGGGTGCGTTCCGTCGAAGTTGTTCGGGTTGGGCCGCAGCGCGTACATATCGATCAGGATGAGGCGCGGGTCGGTCTGCGCGGCGAACCAGTCCCGCCGCAGCACGGCGAGCGCATCCTGGTTGCCCGTATTGGTGATGGCGTGCTTGGCGGCCGTGAACACGATGAGTTTGTCATGCGAGGCGTCGGCGAGGATCGGCGCCATGAACGCCTCGAAGTCCGCCTGGGTGACCGACGGGGTGCTGTTCCCGGCGCTGTTGGGGTTCGGGTCTTCGTAGAACAGCCCGATGTTGAGCGCTCCCGCCACCGTCATGGCGTTGAAGTTGCGGGGCCGCGCCTGGTACCACGCCTGCCCGCGCTGGGCGCAGCGGGTGTGCGGGTAGGCCGCGCCGTCGCGGGCCTGAAGCATCTGCCACGCCCGGCGGACGGGGCTGAACCCATTGGCCCGCCAGCCGCTGCCGCCGCGAGAATTCGTCTGGTCCGTGCCGGTCACGATGGAATCGACGCCGTAGTAGCCGTTGGCCGTGTTGTTGGGGGTGGAGATACCCGCCGCCGCCATCAGGGGGCCGACGACGGTCATGATGTCATCAATGCCCTGCTGCGAGTTGAGCAGCAGCCCGGCGTAATACTCCTGGACGGACAGCAGCGAGTCACAGCCGAAGAACATATTGCCGCCGCCGATCCTGCTCTGGAACGCCCCGTTGTTCCAGCCGACGTTGACCACGATCTCCTTCTCGAACAGGGTGCCGTTGCGCATGATCTTGAAACCGGTATGGGTGGCGTCGATGATGCGCGTCTGGACGACCCACACGATGTTCTGGTCGTAGTCGCAGTAGGTGGGCAGGCCCAGACCCACCGACGCGCCGGGCCACAGGTTGAAGTCGTACGCGCCCAGCAGCCAGTCATCGGCTCCGACCGAGACGGCGAAGTTGAGCGCGCCCGGGCCGCCCAGCGAAAGGATGTACGGCGGGCCGGTGTTGACGCAAAAGCCGGTGGTCGTATAGTCCCGGTGCGGCTGCTTCATCACGATGACCGAACAGAACCCGCCGCCCGCGATGTAGGCGGCGTTGTCGAAGCCGTTCTGGATGTAGTTCTTCAGCGGGTTCAGGAGCGCGGTGGGCGAGTCGGAATCGTCCATGCGGAAGTTCAGCGCCGGGAGCGTGCCGATGGCGCTCAGCTTCAGGGGCGCCTGGTTGTCCGCGGCCGCCTGCGCGAAGGCGTTCAGGTTGCCGCCGCCGAGGGAGGCAGGGACGGAGGCCACGAGGCCGCCGTCGGCGACGCCGGTGATGTTGGAAGCACGCCAGCCGGAAAGGAGGGTCAGCATGGGGGCGGGGTCCTTCGGCCCGTTCGGGCCAGGGGAGACAGGGGAAGCGAGGGGGACCATGCCCCGGAAGGGCGTGATCGGGAGGAGGGGAGAGGCAGCCGTGCGCACGCGAGCGCGTGGCTTACTGCTTGATGAGGCGGATCTGCACGGTCACGCCGTCGGCGCTTCCCGCGTTGCCGCCGCAGTAGACGCGGACGACCTTATCGCTGGCGATGGAATAGCTCGCCGTGACGTTGTAGTTGCCGGGGGTGAGGGTGAGCGTGGAAGGGCCGGTCATGCCTCCGGACCAGGCGGCGTTGACGCCGCTGACGCTCGCGTGCCACAGGTACGTCACGTTCGAGCCGGTGGGCGCGACGCGGGCGCGGATGGATACCTCGGCGGTCCAGGTGCAGGCCGCGCCGCTGGCGTCCTTCGGGGTGATGAACTCCACGATGCCCGCCGTGGTCGCATCCGGGGTGACGTTGGTGAACGGTGCGATGTCGTAGGTCTCAATCCCGCTGCCAGTCCCGACGCCGCCGCTGCCGCCTCCGCCGGAAACGGACGTGCCGCCCCCGCCGCCGACGCTGACCGTCGAGCCGCTGACCTTGCCGATGGCCGCCAGGCGGGTGGCAAGCGTCGGTTCCTCGTCGCCCAGCGGGACGGAAACGCTCAGACCGTCCTCCCCGGCGCTGTAGGTCACCGTCGAGGGGTAGGTGTCGGGGAACGCTTCGGGGAGGCCGCTGACGCGCAGCAGGAGGCCGGAGCCGGGCGTGATGATACGCTCCCACTCGTGGGCGATCTCAAGCCGGGGGCGCAGGAGGGCGCGGCCCCGCTTGTTGAACAGGTCCGCCAGGTACTGTTGCGCCGTCGCGTCCCACTGGCGGATGTCCGGGGCGGAGACCTCCTCCTCCCGCGAACCGTAGAGGCCGAAGGAAAGCGCGCCGACGCTGCCGGGCGCGCACACCTCTTCGGCCGTCACGTACCGCTCGAAGGTGGAAGCGGGGATGAACTCGTCCGGGGCGTCGGCCAGCTGCACCGACATCGCATCGAGCAGTACCGCGCCGTCGGAGCGCTGTAGCCAGCGTGCCCGGCATTTGACAGCGTTGGCCGGGGCCGTCGCCGTGCCCGAGATCCGCGTCCAGTCGGCCCAGCCGGAACCCGCGGCGAAGGCGTTGTCGTCCTCGTCTACCTGGTCGCCCGACTCATCGTAGAAGGTCAGGCGCTGGATGAGCTTGGGATGGTTCGCCTCGCCGGGGAACCGCCGCGCGGCGCACGCGATCCGGTAGGTGGCGTTGGGGGAAACGTCGAATACCGCGCCCTCGCCGCCCTCCGGCTCGATGGACAGGTCGTTGTCGTTGTCGTCGCCGACGCCGGTTGCCCGGACGGCGATGCAGGTGCGGCCGTGGGAGGCGCGCACGCCCCGGTACGCCCAGTCGATAGAGAAGTTGGCTGTACCGCTGCCTTTGTTGGCGGTCCACTTCTTCTGAATGACCGCATCGGCGCGATAGGCGAACAGGTCATCGACGACAACCGACCCGCCCGTGTTGGTGACCGATATCTCCAGCCCCACGGCACCGGCGGGAACGACGGCGGCGGCGATCTTGGTCGGGTCGCCCCAGGCCGCGTTCCCCGGCGCTGCGGGGACGGTCACAGCGGTCCCGGTCACGCTGCCCCCGGCATCGAGCCAGGTGAGCGTCACGGCGGCGCTGCCGGGGTTCGGCCCCTCGGTGCGCCGGACGTACGCGCCCGCGTCCCACTTCTGACCGGCGGCCAGGCCGGTGACGGTGAAGGAGATCTTGCGCACCTTCTCGCCGACGCCATCGAGCAGCACCATGTCATCGCCGGTGCGCGCCTGGCCTTCACCGAGCGAGGTGGCCTTGAACGACGCGCCGCTCTCCAGGAGCGTGTTCGGGGCGCCCTGCCGGTCCTCGAAAGAGGCGTCGGGCAGCACGTTGCCGCCGGTCTCGTCGGTGGCGACTATCGGCTCCTCGAAGGAGGTGTTGTCGCCGACCACGGGGGCCAGCAGGTTCGCGAACTTGGCGTCGCCGCCCTTCAGCGGAGAGGCGCGGTTCAGGATCTGCTGGAAGTCGCGCGAGTCGGACAGCACCTTGACGCGCTCGGAAATGTCCAGCTGCCAGCCGATCCCGCTCGTGCGCTTACGCAGGAAGCAGACTAATGCACCCGTCGCCGGGTTGACCTCCCAGCCCCACACCAGCAGGCCCGGCGCTTGCTCACAGAGCTGGTCCATGGCCTCGCGGAAGGTCGGGTTGTCGAACCGGACGGTTTCACGGGAAACGCCGACGGGCGCGAAGTCGCTGCCCACGGGAAGCCCGCACACGCCGCCCGGCCGCTGCACCTGATACTCGGCGAACGCGACGGCGGCGAAGTGGGCTAGATCCGCCCCGCCCGGCTGCACCTCGACGAGCGTCCCGAGGCGCACGTGGTTGCCGTCCTCCATCGGGCCGTAGCAGGTCAGCTGCCACGATTCGGCCTCGGCAAGGGTGCGCTCGGGCACGGCGACCTGACCGACGAAGCGCGGGTGCGCCTCCGTCCCGACCCAGATCTTCACCGTGTCGCCGCCCCGGACGCCGCAGGAGTCCAGGTCGAAGCCGTACGCCAGGGGAATGGAGCCTTGCGCCATGCCGCCCCGGTCGGACAGCTCCCACGTCGCCCCCGTCAGGCGGTCCGGGTCGATGTTGCGGGGCGTCCCGTCCGGCGCGTAGAACTGCACCTCGATATCGGGCGGTAGTGGCATGGGGTTTGAGGGGCCCCCTCTCCCAGACTAGGGAGAGGGGGAAGGGGCTGGCCCATTAATTCGAGCGCATACGCTCGAATTAATGGAATTGATGGGATTAGCGGTAACGGGGGGGATAGGAGACGGCGAGGGAGGCGACGGTCGCCGTGCCCGCGCTGGCAAGCGTGATCGTGTTGGAGCGACCGCAGGCGATGTGCGGGATGCGCCGGTCCCACAGGCCGACGATGGCCACGCCGTTGAGCGTCGCGGTGCAGCCATCCCGGTCCAGCACGATCACGTCGCCGCCGACGAACGCCGCGCCGCCGGGCCGCGCCACGGTGCAGAACTCGCCGGTGGTCGTGCTGGTCAGCGTCAGCGGGCCGGAGCCGCCGGCATTAATGGTGATCGTGTACGTGGGGAGGGCCAGCGCGGGCGCGTCGCCCTGAGCGGTGAACGTGCCGCCATTGGAGGCAAGCGCCGGGGCATGGGCGACCGTGCCGAACGCCTCGGGGTAGTCGGCTGCCTCGAACGTCAGAGTGACCACGCCGAAGACGCCGTAGGTAACACCGTCCTTCGGGTAGGACAGACCGGGGGTGAGGAGCTGCGCGTTCTTGTAGTAGCGGTCATCGCGCCCGAACCACAGGTCCTGCTTGCCGTCGCCGCAGCGCGCGATCAGCTCGTCGGCGACTTCGATGAAGCCATCGAGCGAGCCGACTTCGGGCGACACCCACTCGCCGCGAACGGTGAGCAGGCGCGGTCCAGGACGTCCTTCCTTCGTGACGCTGCCGGGCGCGCGCAGGCGGGCGACGCGCCCGGTCTCGATGGAGCCGGGCGCGTCCTCGGCGGGACGGCAGGAACGGGGCAGGTCATAGGTGCCGAAGCGCAGGCGATATCCAGCCATTAGGTTGCTCCTGCGGGTCGCGCCACGGGGATCTGCCGGTTGATGTGCTGGCCGACGACGTGGGCGAGCTGCTCGGGCGTCATGCCGTTCTGAGCCAGCGTCACACCGCCCAGGTGAACGATGACGCCACCCCCGCCTCCTCCGCCCTGGCCGCCCATCGCGGGCACCTGCGGGACGATGACGCCGGGCACGCGCGGCACGAACAGTTCAGGCCGCTTCTCGCCGACGATGTAGGGGTGACCGGCTTCCACCGGACCGCCTTCGGCGCGGAAGATGGACTTCAGCCCGGTGCCGAAGATGCTGCCCACGGCGGAACCGAGCGGCCCGCCGAACATCCCGCCGATCTGCTGCGCGGCATACGCGGCGGCGATCTGGGCCAGCGTGTCGATCACCAGGTCCTTGGTGCCGCTCATTATGCCGTTGACGGCATCATCGACCGACTCGTAATAGGTGATCGACAGGTCGGCGTTGGCCTTCATGCTCTCGGCGATGAACCCGAACGGGTTCTGCCCCAGCCGCTGCGCCACGGTCTTGACCTGTGCGCGGGCGGCGGCAGCTGCCTCGTCGTCGGTGTTGGATATCTGCCGCGCGTTGGCCTGGTCGATGCCGTTGTGCTGGTCGATGCGGTGTTCGTCGGTGAGCTGGTCAACGGCCGCGTCCACCTTGCGGTCGAGCATCGTCGCCGTCGCCTCGCGCATGGCTTCCAGCTTGCGGTACCGCTCGGAAAGCTTATCCAGCCCGGCCATGCGCTGATTGATGTCCCGCAAAGCCACGTCGAGCGCGACACGCCCATTCTCGATGTCCTGCTTCAGGTTGAGGTCCGACAGTTCGGCGGCGTCGTCCGCAGCCTTCTTGTCGAGCTTGACGCGCTCTTCAGTGGCCTTCTCGCTCAGCTTGTGCCAGACGGTGAAGCCACGGGACACCTGCGCCAGGCCGTCGTCAATGAAGTCCTGCTGCTTCTTTTTGCGGCGGGTCTGTTCATCGGCGAGGGTCTTGGTCAGGTTAATGGCGCGATTACGGACGCGCTCGGCTACCTCGCCGCCCTTCCCGTCTTTGCCGACCGTCTTCTCGTATTCCGCCTGCGCGGCGGGACGGTCCAGCGGGTCGGCGTTGTCCCGCTTCACGCCCGCCGCGCGCTTCTCCGCTTCCGCGACCCGTTTGGAGAGCGCGCCTAGCTGCTTCTGGATGGCCTCGATACGCTCCTGGGGCAGCGTGCGGATGTTGTCGCGCAGCCGGTCGCGCAGGTCGTTGTAGGCGGTGGAAAGCGTGCCAGCGGAGGCGTCGGCGCGGATCTCGCTCGCCCGGCGGACGGAAGCCGCCAGCCGCTCGGCGTCCCGCTTCGCTTTGTCGGCGGCGCGCTTGGCGTCGTCGGCCTTCTCGCCCGCCAGGATCCCCGCCAGTACCGGGTCCGTCTTCGGGGGAGCGCCGCTACCTTTACTGGTGCGCTTGGGGGCGGGTGGTCCGAACTGCGGCGCCAGCTTGGCCGCGAGGCGGTCGAAGTGCCCGATCTGTTCCTGCTTCTGCCGGATGATCTCCAGGATGCGCTCGGGCGGGGTGTTCGCGTCGATTCCCGCGTTGCCGATGATGCCCATGCGCTCGGCGGGCGAATACGTCGGGCGCAGCACGCCGCGCAGTTCTTCCTGCCGCGTCAGCGGGCGCGGCTTGCCGCCGTTCTCCCGGCGGTACAGCTCATCTTCCAGGACGCCCACCTGGTTGCGCAGCCTGCCGGCGCTTTCGCGGGCGGCCTTCTGGGTCTTGGGCGCGCCGTCGATGCTGTGGTACGCGAACCCCAGGTCGGTGGTGCCGTGGTTCCGGATCTCTTTGCGGAACTCCTTCAGCCACGCGACGTACCCGCTCAGCGTCTTGATGCCTTCGGCCGCGCCGCGGTTGGCCGCCGTGAGAACGGAAAGGAAGTCGGCGGCCGTCTCTTCTTTGAACGAGTCGAACGCGCTCTTCAGCCCGTCGATGCTGCCCTTGTAGCCGTCGGCCTGCGCCTTGGCACTCTTCTGCGCGGCGTCCAGCTCCTCGGTGCGCTTCTTCTGCTCGGCGAACACCTTGTCGCCCGCACCCATCACGAACAGCAGCGCGCGGTACCCGTCGGTCCCGGCCAGCGTCTGGGCCACTTGCAGCTTCTGCTGGTCGGTCAGGTCGCCGGTCGCCCGCTCGTACCGCTTCGCGGCTTCCTGGAGGCCCACGAAGCGCCCGTGCGAATCGAACAGCTTGATGTTCAGGTGGTCCATCACCCGCGTCGCCTCGGCGGTCGGGTTGGACAGCTGCGTGAGGGCCGCCTTGAGCGACGTGCCCGCGTCCGACCCGAGCACGCCGTTCTTCGCCATCAGCGCGAGCGCGGTGGCGGCGTCCTCCACGGGGATCTTCAGGGTGGCTGCGGCGGCGCCGGCCTGCTGAAATGCGGCGGCGAAGTCGGTGATCTCGCCGCTGCTGGAGTTGGCGGTCGCCGCGAGGATGTCGGCCACGCGGTTCGCTTCTGACCCGGACAGCCCGAACGTGTTCAGGGCGTTGGCCGTGATCTTGGCGGCCTCCCCCGCGCTGATCTGGGCGGCGGCAGCGAGCTGGAGGCTGCCCTTGGCGGCCGCCATCGACTGCTCAACGGAAAGGCCCGCCTTCGACAATTCCAGCATCGCGGAAGCGGCGTCGAGGCTGCTGGTGTTGGGCAGCGACATATCCGCGCCCAACTGCCGCGCCGTCTGCCGCAGCGACTCCAGTTGTTCGGTGGTCGCCCCAGACACCTGGCCCAGCACGTTCATCGAGCGCTCGAAGTTGCCTGCCAGGTTGGCGGCATCCAGCATCTCGGTCCCAATGAGGTGCAGCACCTTGGCGCCGACGGCCAGTTTGGCGAAGCTGGCGACGACGGAATCCGCGCCGGCGTTCATGTCCTTGACATAGCGGCCGGTGTGGTCACGCATCTTCCCCGACGCGTCCCGCCATGCCGCCTCGGTCCGCCGGGCGCTGCCCTCTCCCGACTTGGCGGTCTTCTCCATCGCGGCGGACACGTCCGACAGGTCGCGCGCCGCCTGGTTCCGGGCGGTGCGCAGCTGCGACAGGTCCAGCTTGACGGACGCCGCTAATGTGCCGAGGTCGATGTCTTCAGGCATGGAGGGTATCTTCGGGGAGGGCCGGTCAGGGGTAGGTCACCCCTGGACCGTCTGGACCGCGCCGTAGCGCTCGTGGCGGGCACGCTCGGCGGGGGTGAGGGTCGGCGGCGGCGGTGGGTTGTGGGGGCCGGGGGGAGTCGGTCGGGGCTGGGTCGGGGGAGGGGCGGCGCTCTCGTCCTTCTGGCCGCCGTTGCCACCACAAATGGGGGGGTACTTCCCGTGGTAGCGCCG